ATGGAAGCGAACGAGGACGGAACGATACAGAGCGAACGGGCGCGGGAGCCCTGGAGCCGCGTCGATGAACTGAACTGGGCGGCAGACCGCGCCACGATCCGGAGCCTCAAGAAGCGGGGCGACGAACCTTCCGAGTGGCTCGCTACCGAGTACCGCGAACTCAGCGCGCGCCGCAAGGCGGTGGCGCCCCGTGGCTAGCATCCGCACCCGAGAGCTCACGAAGGGCGGATCGTCGCACACCGTTACCTGGCGGGACCCAGAGACGGGTCTGAAGACGCGCACGTTCTCGGACAAGGACTACGGGCCCGGCGAGGCGCGGGACAAGGCGCTCGAGCTCAAGGCGTTCCTCGATGCCAACGGGAACAGCTACAAGCTGGCGGCGACTGCGAAGGTCCGGAAGGACTCCACGGCGCCGACTGTGTACGAAGTCGTGGTCCGCCATATCGACCTGCTGCGCAAACCCCAGCCAGGGACGATCGCGAAGTACCGGAACATGGCGGCCGGCCACATCGCTGCAAGTGAGCTCGGGCGGACGCCGGTGGACAAGGTCAACAAGGCCGCCGTCATCGACTGGCTCGACGAGCTCAAGGTACTGCAGGGCGCCAACCAGACCAAAGGAGCCCCACTCTCCCGCAAGTCCAAGCAGAACATTCACGCGCTGCTCTCCGCGGCGTTCGTCACCGCCGTGGACGCCGAGACCATGACACGCAACCCAGCCAAGGGAGTTGCCGAGGCCGACCTCAACGAAGCGCGCGAGGCCGTCTACCTGTCACCCGAGGATCTCGTCATGCTCGCCGAGCGCATTGACCCGCACTACTCGCTGTTCATCCGGTTCCTGGGCGGCACCGGACTCCGCTACTCCGAAGCGACTGCGCTCCGCCGGCGGGACGTCACCATCCGCGACGGGCGCGCCGCGGTACGCGTCAGCAGGGCATGGAAGTCCAAAGGCAAAGGCGAAGAGATCGGGCCGCCCAAGACGAAGAAGGCCAACCGCACCGTGACTTGCAACGCGGCACTCTCGTCCGCCCTGGCCGACCGCCTGCAGGAGATCGAGCTCGATGACTTCGTGTTCCAGCGCCCGGATGGCGACTACGTCCGCAACTCACGCTTCCACAAGGAAGTCTGGCAGCCGCTCATGGGCCAGCTGGTCGGCAAGGAGCTGGACCGCAAGCCATGGATACACGAGATCAGGCACGCGCACACCACGCACCTGCTGGACGCCAACGTGCCCGTCCACGTCGTGCAGGCGCGACTCGGGCACGAGGACCCGCAGACCACGCTGCGCGTCTACGCACGACTGGCCAAGGCGTCCGACGCCGCCGCTGCAGACGCACTCGGCTAGGCGCCAATCCACCGGTGGTGTCCGGTTCGTTTCAGCCGTGCGGACAATCCGTACATGTTAGCTGTCCGCACAATCCGTACACGCTAGGCGTGTAGACAATCCGTTTACGTTTACGGTATCGTCGGTGGCACGACGCGCTGAGTATTCAGACCGTCGCCTGCCAAGAGCCCCGTAAGGGGCTTTTGTGCTTAAGGCACCCAGTGGTTTCGATACGCCACGGCTGGAGCGATGATTTTCCACATTTTTCGTGTTGCTTGTCTAGCGCGGTCGTCCTTGTGGTCATGGAAATACATCCTGCGATATAGGTACACCACCAAGTCGACAGCCTGCAGCCCGGGGACGTCACTCGATGGCCGTGACTCGATGGGGTGCTGAATTGAGGCAAGTGTCGAATCTCGAAAGCCAGGGGTGCCGATTTTGCTGTATAGCTCCATTGTCATGGCGTGCCGCTCCTGATCCGGGACCTCATCGGCATACACGTAGACCTTCTTGCCCAGCGGCCTGGCGTGAATATCGACTCGCTCCAGAACGTGCTGAAGTGCGACTTGGTGCGGTGGATCCGGATAGCTGTAGCGCTCATTGAGTCGCGGAATGTTGACGCCGCGGATAAACACCTTCGCGCCCGAGTCGCGAATACCTTCGAGCGCCTGCATGTAGATGCTGGACGCCACGCTGTACTTGCCTCGAATGGACTTCCATCTGCCACGCCCGGACATGATCTCGTAGCCGTGGAGCTCGGCGTCGTGAGGAATCCCGAACTTCTCCGATGCGTACTCGCTGGCTCGCGCCATTCCCCGGTCCAGCGACGGAAGGCTGGCTGGAGGGATCACTAGGGCGGCAACGTGATAGTCGCGGTCATCGTAAGATTCGTCAACAAAGGCCATGAGCACCAGATGATCATCCCTTAATGTGCAGACACTTCCAGCATCGGTGTCCGGCCAGTCCGTCTAACTGGAGCATTCGAGGTTCAACCCGGGAGGAAGCCAGGGAGCCGGTTGCCCCACCGGATGGGGCGGAGCTTCTCCGGGCAGCGCCGGTATTCTTCGATGTCCCATTCGGAGTCGGTGACTCGTCGGACGTTGCCGGCTGGAATCCATGCCCAGTGCTTGTGGTCCTCGTCGTCCCCCCATGCCACGAGTATGAACGAGGGGTTCCAGCGTTCGGCGACGGCGTAGACATCGACCGTGGCGCCGCCGGCCAGCGGTACGGTGGCCATGACCTTTGGGTAGTTCCCGTACTCCCACGAGCGCGCCTCCTCCGCTGGGTGCCCGGGGTCCGGCCGTAGATACTCATAGGTGGTCCCGTCGAGGGTGAACGATGCCATGGCGTCATCGTATCTGGACGCACAAAGGCCCCCACCATCTTTCGATGGTGGGGAGGCAAAACGATAGGATGGTCCGCATGCTGCACTCTGGAGAGTTTGAGAACCCGTTCGCTGATCCGCGCCGCGACGTGTCGAAGTTCGAAGGCCGTCGCTGGGACCATGCGAGCTACGACTCATTCCGCGGGAAGGGTGAACTTCTCCCAGGCCTGCACACTATCGCGCATAACCAATTGGACATCGACGTCTACTACGAGCCCGCCGGGTCTGATACGACGGTCGCTATCTTCCACGCGGCCTTGTCTCGCCCGGATGCGCCGCTGCCAATGTTTACGGGCGCCAGGGTCACGCAGGACGGGCCGGTGAATCGCATCTATGTCAGCGACCCGGGCCTCTACTCTGACCCCTCGTTGACGTTGGCCTGGTATGCCGGGGCGAGCGAGTTGCCGTTGCAGAAGATCCTGCCAGGTATTATCCACAAGCTTGTCGATGCGGCTGGGGGTAGTCGCCTGATGTTCTTTGGCGCGTCCGGGGGAGGTTTCGCCGCGATGTACTACTCACGGCTGTTCCCGGAATCCTTGGCGGTGGCGATCAATCCGCAGACGATTCTGCGCGAGTTCCCCTCCTACACGCTGCGCCAGTACACGCAGGCCGCTTTCCCCGGCATCCCGCAGGCAGATGTTTTGGACCGTGCGATCTGCTCTGACCTGCGGCGACCTTACGCGGAGTCGTTCCCGAACCATGTCCTCTACGTGCAAAACACCCAGGACGACCACATGGAGAAGCACCTGGCCCCGTTCTGGGAGGCGGTGCGAGGAAACGACCGCCTACACGTCAAGCTCGGCGACTGGGGCGACGGCCATGTGCCGCCGCCCGCAGACGAAATCCGCGAAATCATCGCGTCCATCACCGCCCAGCCCGGCCCTTGGGGGAAGGCCCTTGATGCCGCCGGCTACAAGTCGGAAGTGAGCATGACAGCCTGATCTATTTGCACGCTGTCTGCTGTGGCGCCGAGGGTGCAGAAGATGCCCATCACCATATCCGTCGAGGTGGTGGAGAGTGGCACGGTGCGGCTGCCGCCGCCGATGACGTTGCCGCTGGTGCCGGCTCCGGTGTTGTTCCAGAACATGATGCTGTCTGCCCGCTGGGTGTCGGCGCCGCTGGCTGTGACGTACATGCGTCCCTCGAATTTGAACGAGTAGACGCCGACGGGCATGGTGATGACTACGACGCCTTGACCCGCTACCCGCAGTCGGAGGGTTGCGGCTACGGTGATGTTGGCTGATCCGTAGGCGTCCCATTTGATCCATGCGCCCTCGCCCTGGAAGTCACCTTGGATGAATTTGCCCAGGGGGACAATGTTGGTGTCTGTCAGGGTGCCGGTGTGCTTGGTTGCCATTCGCCCGTAGGCCAGCGATTTCTCACTCATGCCGACGTAGGGCGCCGAAAGCGCGTTTTCGGTCGCGGCGAGGGCAACATTTGATGCGCCGGCCATGTACCTGTACTTGACGGTGTTCTTGCTCGCGCCGGTCCCGAATGTGGTGTAGAGGTCAACGAATGTGCTTGAGCCTGCCACAACAACACAGGTTCCGTTGCCGTTGAACGTCGAGTAGGAGAAGTTCATGGTGGACGAGCGGGAAAGGTGGATAGCCCAAGTGCAGTTCGTGAACGTGCTGTAGTCGGCGTGGCCCGTGTCGAGTTCCTTGGCTTTGATCCCGAACTGGCAGTTTTCGAATACGGTGCCGTCAGCCAGGGATGTGCCGGTGGAGTTCCGCAGCGTCATGTAGAGTTCGTGGATGCCTGCGTAGTTGCTGTTTTTGAAGTAGCAGCCGCCCCAGTTGTAGACGGCGTGGTCGAGGGCGAAGAATCCGATTTCGGCGGCGTCGGTGTGGATGTTCCACAGGTCGATGCTGTTGTATTCACCAACCCTGATGCCGCCGGAGTTGATCGCGGTGCGGTTGAATCCCACGAATTTGAGGTCGGAGAAGGACACCTGGGCCCGGTCCACGGTGTAGACGCCCCAGTCGATAGCGGCGCCGGCCCGGTCGTAGACGGCGGTCGGTGTGATGCGCGGCCCGCCCATTGCCGGTCCCTGGAACTTGATCTTGGCGCGTGACATGATGCGCGGGAAGCCATACCCGCCGCCATACGTTCCGGCGGCGTGCTGAATCGTCCACTGCCCACCCAGTACCGGCCCGTAGTTGGACAGCGCGTCGAGGGCGGACTGGACGTTCTTCGGTTCGGTCGCCGATAGTCCGTCGTTCGTCGCCACGCCGCCGGTCGCGGAGGGTGCAACGTAGAGCGTGTTTACCCGGTTTGATGCGGGGTCGGGGAAGAAGTTGATGCCGTTGCGGATGATGTAGCCGTTGCCGCGGTGCCTGACGCTGTGGAGGTTGGGGATGTTCGCGGTGGTTTTGTAGCCGCCGTTTGGCCAGAACAGGACCGCCCCGGTGCTGAACGCGGCGGCGACGGCTGCCTGTACCGCCACGGTGTCGTCCACGCTGCCGTTTCCTTTGGCGCCGTAGTCTTTCGGGTTGAGCATCAGCTCACCCTTAGCGGTTTTCCCCGCCAGTGCTGTGGTGGTGGCGGCGGCGTCAGAGTAGGCCGCGTCGAGGGATGTCTTGGATAGCCGGGCGGGCAGGTTAGCGTCAGCGACCTTCACGGAGGGCCGTAGTGTGAAGTCTTCCCCCACGGAGAGGATACGGTCAGTCATTAGATGTCTCCCAATCGGTCATGTTCTAGCCCCAGCTCATGTCAACGGCGTTGATGATGACGGAGTCGGCGGCGTCTGAGACGCTGGCTTCTGCGGTGAGGTTCGTGTCGGTTGTCAGTGTATTGGCTGCTGCCCCGGACCCGAGCCGGACTGCGGGGCCGAGGTGGCGGGATCCCCTGATGGTCATGAACTGCGCCGTTTGTCCGTTGAAGAAGACCGTTGCGTCGGCTTCGAACACGCCTTCGTCCGCGGATGTGAACAACAGAGTGACGAGGTTGGAGCCGAGCCGCACGAGGATCTGCTTGTTTCCGGCGGACCCGATGAGTTCCCCGTAAATTCTGAGGTTGACTCTTTTGACTTTGTTGGTTGAGCTGGGGATGTCCCGCCACATGTTGCCGGCCAGTGTGGCGGTGTAGAACGTCGTGGTGGTGGTCGCCTGGATCGTCCGTGCCGGGAACACTGTGTCAGCAATTTTCATCATCGTCGCATTGCCCTGTAAGACGTTGGTGAAGAGCCGGTTTTCGTCCGTGACTTGGGATCCGCCCATCGCCGAGACTTTGATGCCGCTTTCGTCCGCGCCCGTCCCGAACTGCACGTTCGCGGAGATGTAGGCGTGCGAGTTGGAGAGCAGCTTCAGGTCGGTGCTGTTCCGCTTGAACGATGTTCCGTCCACGTTGACGCGGGATGCGACATTGAGGTTTACCCCGAAATCGCAGTCTTCGATGGTTGCCCAGTCGATGTGGCCGGTGCAGAGTTCTTGGATGAAGAACGCGGATTTGCTGTTGGTGACCTTGGGGCCGAGGCTGTTGTCCCCGGCGTTCTGGGTGCCGATGGTGTGCCGGGAGTGCATGAGGCCCCGGTATGCGCCGCCGTTTCCGTTGCGTGAGGATCGGGCGGTGCCGGTGGTGGTGTCGCCGAGGAACCCGCAACGGTTCGCCACACCACTGACCCAGAATCCGTCGCCGTCCTGGTTGCTGAAACCCCAGTAGCAGTCCGTGAACCAGGTGTTTATGCAGGTGACGGAACCTTCAACACCTGATGTGGTGATGCCGGCGCTGGCGGTGGATCCGTTGTACCCGATGAATTCGATGTCGCTGAAAGTGACGGCGGCTTTGGTGTCAACCATTTTGATGGCTGCGGCGCTGACGTTGTACCCTTCCGACCATTTGGCGGTCGGGTTGTTCGGGTAGCCGACTATCGGGCCTTGGATGGTGACGGTGTTGACCGAGTCGAGGCCGGTCGGGAACACGACGCGGTCAGTGTACGTCCCGGCGGCGAGCTTGACCGTCCACACGCCGTCCAGTACGGGCCCGTAGTTGGGTAGGACGGTGCCGAACGCGTAATTGACCTGCCGCATGGGGAGCGCCGAGTTCGTCCCGTCATTGCTGTTCGTCCCGCTCGTGGAGACGTACAGGGTGTTCGACTGCCCGAGCTTCGGTTCGACGTAGAACAGGTCCGTGCCGTGCTTGATGACGCCGGGGCCGGTGTGCCGTACCGTGTGGAAGTTGGCGATGTTGACCGACTTCACATAGGTTCCGGTCGGCCAGTACAAGGCCTTACCCTGCGCCGTTGCCGCATCAACAGCGGCCTGAATCTGGGTGTTGTTGGACGTGGCGCCGTTGCCGTTCGCCCCGTAGTCCTGAACGTTGATGAGAAGTTCGCCCTTAGCGACCTTCCCGGCGATGGCCGCGACGGTCAGCCCGGTCGGAAGGTTGGTGGGCCCGACGAGGACTGACGGGGCCAGGTAGTTGTCGTCTCCCACGGAGACAAGCCGGTTTACCAAGGGGTTACGCTCCGATCAGGTAGAAGCCGGGGTTTACCGGGTCTTCGTGGAGTACCGAGCTTTCGGCGATGAAATAGGTTCCGGGGTGGAACAGGTCTTCGATGATTCCGGGGCCGCCGCCGCCGCCGGCGGAGATGTTCACTTCGGCTTGCCCGAGCCTGCCGGAAATTTTGGAGATGACTGTTTCCGAGGTTTTCGCGTTCGCGGCGATAACGTCGTCACCGTTGCGGACGAGTTCAACACCGTCCGGCACCTGGAATCCGAGGGAGGTTGTTTCAATAGCCATGTGCGGCGTCTCCTTGGGTACAAAAAAGGCGCCCCAAGGGGACGCCGCGGATGGTTGGCTAGGTCAGGCTGCGGGGGTAGTCTCGGCGTTCGTCGCGGACGGGTTGCCATCTGACACGCCGGACACGATGGAAGTCAGCACGGACAGGAGCGCGGCGGTTGCGGTGAGGCTCAGAAGCTCGGGCCAGTTCAGCGCGGTAATGCCGATGGATCCCGTGCCGATGAGCAGCACCAGTGTTTGCGCGGCGGTCTTGATGGCGCGCTCAGCGGCGGCTTTCCAGAAAGCTTTGGTCAGCATCTACTTGCCCCCGTTCGATGCGGTGAGGGTGCCCTCGACCGTGATGCCATCGGCCAAGGCGTGCTTGACGCTCTCGGCGATCTTGTCGTAGTCGATTTCAACACCGGTCTTCGCGGCGATCTGCTTTACGATTTCGCGTGCTTCGGTGATGCGGCGCTGGTTCTCGATGCTGACACGGTTACCGCCGGGGAACTTCTGGCCCCCGATGCTGTACTCGCTCACCAGCAGCTTCGCCACATAGTCGCGGGTCTTCTCGCCCTCGGCCTGAACGGCCTCAATGATCTGATTCACTTCTGCTGCGGACAAGGTGTCCTCCTGTGGTTTGGTCGTGGTGCTTTGTGGTGCGATGGCTGCGGAGCCGTTGAGGACCGCGTTGATGGAGGCGCGGAGGCCGTCCATGTCACCGGGCCAGCCGGCGGGGTCGATCTTGCCTTCGGAGCTGTATTCTTTGTGGCCGAGCTGCAGGCGCATGTCTTCGGGGAGCCCCTGCAGGTAGGCCCGCTCGATTGCCGCGCCGAGGTGCGGGGCAACGCGGATCTGGTCCAGCGTCCAGTCCCACGGCAGGACACCGGAGGATTCCATCTCAATGCCGATGAGGTAGTGGTTGCCGGTATCCCGCGGGAAGCCCGGAGCGGAGCCCCGGCCCGCGTGGTTCGCGACACCAGCGGCGACAAGGTATACGGTCCCGTCGCGCCCAAAAGTGATGTTGCACAATGGCCCGGCGAGATCGGATCTGCCGTTGAGGGTCATCTGCAATGTTGGCGCACCGGCGGACATGCCGCGTGCGCTGGCTGTGGCGGTGTGGTGCCATAGGACGCCGCGGATTTCGGTCAAGTCCTGCCCCGCGTAGCCGCGTGTCGCCCAGCCTGGGGTTTCGACAACGGTCAGGCCCGCAGCCCGTAGCACGTTCGCGAGATTGGATAGTTTCATGCGTGCTCCTAGTCGTAGAGGCCGTCGGGCCATTCGGGCGGCGGGGGTGGGTTGCCGGCGTTGATGTGTTCGCGGAGTTTGTTGATGTAGTTGTCGCGGATCATTTCGCGGCGTTTGGCTTTCTTCTGCTCGGATTCAAGCCCGTCAATCCGGCCGGCGTGGCGGGTGAGCTCTTCCTGCAACTGATCGATAAGCGCGTTCTCCGGGCGCCCCTTGTTCTGGATCTTGGAGGTCATCCATGCCCCGCCGAAGCCGATGGCCGCGACGAGGACCCCGGGGCCGATCTGTTGTGCCCAGTCCATCAGTCCCCCTTGGCCCGGATCTGGTCCTGCAACGCCGCAATGGTGCGCTGCTGTTCCGCGATGGTGCCCCGCAGCGCCGTAATGATGTCCTGCAGCGCGCTGACCTTCGCGACGAATCCGAAGATCAGCACTGACGGTGCTAGCCAGCCAATAGCGGCGTTCACGAGGGCGAAGTCTTGGAACCCGTCGAATACCCAGATGAGCAGGTAGCCGAGGCCCCAGCCGAGCGCCACGCCCGCTAGCAGGGACAGCCCTTGCCTGGTGTGTCTGTTGACCATGTCCACGACGCAGAGGACCGCGACGACGCCCCAGAGCCCGGACCATGCCCCGAGTAAGTGCCCGCCTCCGGCGATGATCGTTTGTGCGGGCGACAGTCCGTCCGGCCCGATCGTGGCGTAATAGATGGACTGCCGGAGCGCGTAAACGGCGCCCATTGTCAGGATGATGTTGCGGCCGATCATGACGCGCCGCGCAGGTTGAGGTTTTCTCATGGCCGCCTTAGATGTAGTACGCGACGTTAACGGTGAAGAACTGCCCCGTTGCGAACGTGAATGAGCTTATGGAGCGGATCGAGATTGTGCCGGTCGGGTTGTACGCCGCCAAGATCGAGACGGCGCTGCCGCTGGAGCCGCCGACTGCGGGCACGGAGAGATACTTAACCGGACTCGTCCCCCGCGCCGCCGAGGGCAGCACGTACTCGTCCGTGCCGAGGACTGACCAGCCACTAGAGCCGAGGACGTAAGCGCCGCCGGTCCGGGTGAGGATAAGGTCAGCGATGACCTTCAGCTTCGGGCCTTCCGGCGTGACGGTTATTGTGCCGGCCGCGGACCAGCCAGTAGGCGACAAGGGCGAGTAGTCCCGTGTCCCGTCGCGCCAGGCACCGCCGACGACAGCCTCAATCTGCGACTTATCCGTCCTCCAAGCGAGGCGCCCTTCCCACTTATCCAAAGCGTTGCGGGCAGTCGTGCCGGACACGATGGTCACGACGTTGGCGGTGTCCGCCATCTTAGCGAGGTCTTGTGTCGGGGTGTAGGCGTCCGAGGGGATAGGGGTGACTATCCCGTTATCTCGTGTCTGTGGCATTAGGCTTTCCAATCCATTTCTATGCGGCCGCTTTGGGGGTCTCTGAGTCGTCCGTCGAACCCGACATATGGGTCGCCGAATATGCTGATGCCGCCGCCTGCCGTGAGGACTGGGGCGAAGGTGAGGGGCAGGTCGATCCAGTGCGCGGGCTGTTCATCCGTTACAGTCACGTCGAACGGGCCCACGGTGCGGGCCACGTCGCCGCCAGGCTGGTACTTCGACGTGTGCGCGTAAAGGTGGACAGTCGCCGAACCCGACGCGCCGACATCGATGCGCTTAGGTAGGCGGAACCGGACAGCCGTTACCGTCTTCCCGCCCAGGTTCGTGAACGTCGCCCCGTAGAACCACGCGCCCGACAGCGGCCCGGAGCCATAATTGCCGGAGTAAACCTGCTCGCCGCCCCGCTGGGATCCGGACCACGAGCCCCAGCCGCCCGGCCACCAGAAGGTGTTGGACTTGCCGGCGGCGCCCTTCGCGGTGCCGGTCGGGATGATCGGTGATGCCGCTACAGGTGTCTCCGTGGGCGGGGTCGGCGTGATCGACGGGAGCTTGCCGAGGATGATGGCCTGCGCGCCGCGTGCCAGATACACGGCATCCCCGACCGCATACGCCCCGGAGAACCTGTTCGTCGTGTAGGAGATACCGTCTGCCCCGGCCAGCACAATCTCAGTCACACCGACCGCCAATATAGTGCCCGTATCCGGGCGTGGCTGGTCCGAATACCCGTCGATCACGAGGGCGCCGGACTGCCCATCGCCGTTATCCGTCAAGTCGACGACAATGGGGCCATCCTGCACCGGGCAAACAGTGTTCAGCCACCGGGCGTCAACCAAGTTCCCGTTGAGGTTCGCCCACCACTTCGACCCGTCAAAATAGGCGGTCCCATACAAGCGCCGGATACCACCCGCGGGGATGGCCTCCAGCGTCTTCTTCAAAGCAGCCACGGGAGCCTCCTAGCGCAAGTTGTTCCAAGTGATCGCGGGCAGTTGGCCCCAGTTGCCGGGCATCCGGTCCCAGGTGAGGTCCGGCTTGACGTCTGTCAGGTAGTCCCCGAATGGTGTGCGGGCGATCGCCGCGGCGACGTCCTCGTAAGAGCACGAGACTGTGAGCTTTGTCGGGCCCGGGAGCGGCGAACCACTCGCGGACACTGACACGACTTCGCCGGGTAGGTAGGCAACATGTCCGGCGGGCATCGGGCAGCCGACCTCGACCCAGTCGCCGGCTTGGATCTCAGGGCGCGGGATTGTCTCGACTTCGAGCTCGACGGCGTAGGAGGCGGCTTGCCGGTCACGGAGGGTTTCCGCATACGCGACAACCTGCGACCACGTCGTTATCATTTCCGAGCTGTAGTAGTAGGGGACGCGGCCGTGCGGCCCGTCCCACCGGAGCGGGCCGGTGCGGAGGTACGTCGTGCCCGTCACAGGCTTACCGTTCGCGCCCTCTTTACCCTCCACGACCCAGCAGTTATACAGCCCGTCAATCGACTGTTTCCGCTGGACACTGACAAGGCCCTGGCCCGGCTCAACACGCCACACGGGCGCCGCCTGGCCCATCGGGTAGACGTGCATTTCCCCGTCGCCGCCCATGCGATACCGTGCCGAGATGTTCGCCAGCAGGTCCTGCACGGCTTCGAGGCGTTCCCGGTCATAGACGAGCTTCCGGGACACTGGGGAATCAGTGACGCCGTCATCGACCACGATGGGGAAATGCCGCTGAACGAGGCGCGTAACCTCGCCTAGCACGGTCGGGGATGAGCCCTTGGGTGACTGCGGCGCGAGGAAACGGTCACGGTCAACTTCCGCCGTCAGATCGACCGCTTCGACATCGACCGTGGCGCCGGCAAACGTGAACAGCCGACGCTCGTGCGGGGCCGCCACGGAATCCGGTTCGAGGTAGCCGTACTCCGGGATGGTGTAGCTACTCACGGAGCCGTTCGGCGAGGATCCCACGACGCGGAAGCGGCCCGTATTCACAGCCCCGGCGCCGCCGATTACGTAAATGACTTGCAGTTCCACGCCGCCGACGCCGAGCGGGTCATCGAACAGCCACGGCGACAGGCCACCGTCAGGATCCGCAACCTTTAAGCTGAGCTGCCGCTGGACCTTCGTCGACGCATCGGACGCCCCGGACAGGGACCACGAGGCGATGCCCAGAGGTTCCGGCCACGCCAGGTCGCCGTCATACCACGCCCAGACCACGAGCCCGTCCGCGGGCCTTGAGCCGTCGAGCGCCGCCCGCGACTCATCATCAATTGGCAACATGTGGGCTCCTAGCCGAGCGGGTGTTTCAGATCATCCAAATAGGTGCCCGTGGCGGCGTCCTGCTTCTGCTGATAGGTGCTAAAGAGGATCGCGACGTCTCCCCAGGTGAACGTCGCCGTGAGCACCTTCACGACCGGGGCTGCGACCGTGTCGCCCTTGATCGTCCAAGTCGTGACCTCGCTGCCGGTGTGCGGCTTCCGGGAAGTTTCGCCCACGGTCGCCACAGCCAGGAAACACGCGCCCGGGAGGGTATCGCTCAGTGACGGCGGGACGCGGACGAGGACCTGGCCAGCCTGAGCAAACAGGGCGCGGATCTTCGAGTTTTGCTCGGCCATGTCCGACAGCAACGAAATATCAACGCCCTTCGCCGCCGACCGCCTGCCGATCAAAGCCATCGGCCGGTCGGAGCCCATGACGTCGATCATGGAAACATTCGCCTGATACTCGAAGTCGCGCATCGCCGTCACCATGAACACCGCGCCGCCGTTACGGGACAGCCGCCGACTGATGGACACTGCCGACTGCGGGACGAGCGGGTCCATTATCCATGCGGCGTCAGAGTTTACCGTCACCGCTTTCGAAGTGACCCGGGCGCCGCCGGACGGGCCGCTGATGACCTCGACTTCATAGGTGATCGGCCGGCCGAGCGGCGCGTCGTAGTCGAGCAGGTACGTCGAATCGACGAGCGCGGCCCGGCGGGCGCCGCGGACAGGCTCCCTCAGCCCGTCCGCGGTGCGCCACACTGAGATGACCGAATCGCCGACGCCGAGGCCCGTGATCGTCACGCCCACACGCGGGCACGGCGCATCCGTCAAAGCCTCAACCGATACAGCAACCACTAGCGCCTCCCCGTCCTCATGTACTGCGAATTGTTGTCAACGCGGGAAACGACAGATCCGGCCCGGTTGTCCACGTAGGCGCCGAACTCGTGCCCATCAACGACGAGCCGGACAGCGCCGGAGAGTTCAACACCGCCGCCCTGCGTAGCGAGCCGGCTGATGTCGGCCCACTGCTGCGGGTTGAGGATCGCCTCGGGCTTGCCGGTGCGGTTCACTACCTGCGAGACGCCCGGGGGCAGGACGCCGCCGAGGTCATATAGTGCCGGGCCCGCCGCCGAACCATGCCCGCCCGTGATGAGGTCCGTCACGCCGGAGAACAGCTTCTTTCCGACGCCGATGGCCATATCAGCGATGAATCCGCCGGCAGGGAACGCATCCCGGAACGTCGACAGCAGGCCGTCGATGATCCCGGCCAACGGATTGAAGCCGCCGCCAGACGGTACGCCCGCGCCACTGAGGTAGTTCAGCGGGTTCACGTCGTTAGGCCAGCCCCCGGCGAAAGTGCCAAAGTGAAGGTGAGGCCCGGACGTGATGCCCGTGTTGCCGGAGAGCCCGATCTGTTGCCCGGCGCGGACCATGTCGCCGACCTTGACGGCCATCTGGGACAGGTGAGCGAACCATTCCTGAATGCCGGACTGGCCGTCGATGTGGATCTCGTTGCCGCCCCAAACGTTGCCCGACTTGACGCCAGGACCGGACCACGAGACGCGGCCGTTCTCCGTTGCGAACACCGGAGTCCCGACGCCCGCCGCGAAGTCGACGCCCTTGTGGACCCGGTTATAACCCTGAGTCAGTGCCAGCGACTTGAGCGGATTCACGAACCCGCCATCCGCGTAGCCGTCCAGCGACTTCGCCAGCGCGTAAAGGTTCGCCACGCCAGCCTTGCGGGTCTGCGCCTTCGTGAGCACAAACTCGCCACCGTGAACGACGCCCATCGGCTCATCCCTGCCGCCGTCGCCCGTGTAACCGCCCGTCGCGAAGCCCTCTGGGAGCGCCACGCGGGGCAGTTTGTCGATGCCCGGCAGGATCCCGGCGATGGTGTTGAAAGCGCCGATCAGGCCATCGTTGATGACCGTGTCGACCACGAACCGGACAGGCGCCTTAGCGATGTCCTGGATCGTCTCCCAAACCTTCTTGACCGCGGCCACGCCCGTATCGAACGCCTTCGGAATATCCTTCTGGATGGCGTTTGACAGGAAATCAAACACGGGCTTGAGCACGTTGTCCCAAACCCATTTGATCGCCGACCCGATGCCGTCGAACGCCGGCTTGATGACGTTCTGATAGAGCCAGTTGAACGCTGGCCCGACGACGTTGCGGAAGATCCAAACCCACGTATCAAAAATCGGCTTGAGGACGTTATTCCAAACCCACCCGATAGCCGCGCCGATAGCGTCGAACACGGGCTTGATGATGTTGTTGTAGAGCCACTGGAACGCCGGGGCCACCACGTTTTGCAGGACCGAAACGAGCACCTGGAAGATGCCCCGGATGACCAGCCACGCCGCATTGACCACGACCATGATGCCGTTCCAAACCGGCTGGATAATGTTGGTGTAGAGCCACGAGAACACCGCGCCGACGCCGTTGAAAATCGCCAGCACGGTCGGTAGCACGTATGTTTGGAACCACGTCACGACAGCGCCGACTGCGGTCTGGATAAACGACCAGACGTTAGCGACGATCTGCTGCCCGAGCTCCGTCTGTGTGAAAAAGTAGATGAGCCCGGCGACGAGTGCCGCGATGCCCATAACGATTAGGCCGATTGGGTTGGCTGTCATTGCCGCGTTGAAAGCAAGCTGGACAGCCGCCGCGGTCGTCGTGATGGTCTTCCAAAGCTCGATAGCCCCAGTCCACAGCTTCATGCCGACCACCATGGCGCCCACGCTGATAGCGAGCGCGCCGAGCCAGTCCTTGTTATCGACTACCCATTTGCCGAAGTCCTGCAGCCGTGGGATGAGATCCGTCTGGACATAGGACGCGAAATTCATCACCGCTGTCCGTGCGTTCTGAATGAACGTCACGAACCCGGAATCTTCCTCTACGCCAAACGCATCCCGGAGCTTGCCGGAAAAATTGCCGTTTACGATCAGGTCATAGAGGCCACTGATCCCGTCGCCGGCCCACTTCATAGCCTTCCCGAGGCCATCAGACAGGGCCGAAACGGCGCCCGTAACGCCCGGCTTTATCGCGTCAAGCGCCGTCATGAGGCCGCCGTTGATGGTCGCCTGGAGGTTGCCGACAGCGCCCTCAAACGTCTTAGTGGACTTAGCCGCCTCGACTGCCACGGGCTTCGTCCCAAGCTTCAGCAGCGCGGCGTTGAACTCGTCGCTGCTGATCTGGCCCTTCTCCATCGCTGTGCGGAAGTTGCCCGTATAGGCGCCCGCCTTTTCAAGCGCCTTCATCAACGGCCCAGCCGCGCCAGGGATAGCGTCGGCTAACTGATTCCAGTTCTCAGTCGTCAGCTTCCCGGCGCCGGCCGTCTGCGTCATCACCATAGCGACAGACTTGAACGTGTCAGCGTTGCCGCCCGCCACAGCGTTAAGGTTGCCCGCGGCCTTAGTCAGACCCGTGTAATCCTTCACGCCGTTAGACGCAAGCTGCGCTAGCGTGTTCTGAATCGTCGGCAAGTCGTAGACGGTTTGATCGGCGTAAGCCTTCGCGGCCTTCGTCGCCTTTTCCACTCCGGACGTGTCGATCCCGGCGAAGTTCATCGTTGCTTTGAACTTGTCCGTGGCATCCGACGCTTTGGCCGCTTCGGAGACAAACGAGGCGATACCGACCGCCGCAATGGCGCCGCCGATTATGCCAGTCGCGGCCTTTATGCCCGACGCAACGCCGCCGCCGATGTCGCGGCCCGCTTTCGCCCCCTTCGAGTCGAGGCCGGACAGTTCCCGCCCGATGGACTGCTGCATCCCCTTGAAACTCGGCTTGACCAGCACCTCAGCGAGACCGATAACGGGCACTGTAGACCTCCTGCTAGATGTCGTCGGGTGAGAACCCGAACTGACCGACGAAAGCTTCGGCCCAGCTACGTTCTGCCGCGGCGATGGCGCGGTCAATCTCGGTAAACGGTGCCGGGAACGGCTTCTCTTCGCCGGGCTTGCCGCCGGCCGCTGCGATGCTTACCTGCTTTAGTGCCTTGATGGCGTGGAGGATCTCGCGGAGCATCGTGGCCGTGAGGTCAAACTCGGATACACGCGGAGACCAGGGATCCTCGGAGCGCGGCGCCGCGGCGAGTGCTGCGGCGGCCTCCGGATCGTTGGCAATTGCCTCGTTGAGCCTGCAAGCGGTGGGCAGGTTGTCGATAAGCTCCAGCAACGCCACCCAACGCCTGCCCGCGTACCATTCCGCGAGATCCACGCCGAACTCCCGTAAGAGGTCGGCGCGGATCTGCGGACGGTAGCGCGTTAGGAGCTCGCGGAGGCGGTATCTTCCCCCGGGTTGCCGACAGTCTGCTGGTAGTAGGCCAGCACTCGCTGAATGAGTACCTTGTGGACCCTCAGCGGAACCCTCGCGGCCTTGTACGCATCAAAGTCGGCCTTCGACAGCCACTTCGCGAGGAACTCAAAGTCACTTTTGCCGGGCTGATCGAGGTCGCGGAAAAATTCCTCTGCCTCGTCGACGGGCAGGTCGAAGAGGTCGGGGAACGTGATCCGCTTGGAGCCGGACAGCGCCAGGACGAACGGCTCCGGCTTGTTTGCCTCCGCTTCGAGCGCGGCGAGGGACAGATTTACATTCGGCTTATCAACGGCCATGGGAAATACCTCCGGGTGGTGAGGGGTGGATTTACTTGGTGGACTTGGAAGCGTCAGCCTTGACGGCGTCGGCTTCCTTTACTGCGGTCGTGCGGGCCTTCTGCTCGACGTAGCCATCACGTCGCAGCTCGGCGGCCTCGGTAGGGATGGCGGTCTCGACGGTGTGAGTGCCGTCCTTGGAAGTGAAGCGGGGCATGTCGGCTCCTAAGGTGTGCGGGTGGTGGTGGTAAACGGGCGCGGCGCCCCACCCGGAAAACGCCGCGCCCGTGCTTGTGGGAGGCTAGGCCCCGGCAGTGAAGCCGAGCACAGCCTTGTTCTTCACAGCACCAGTACCGCCCATGTAGTGCCGGACGGGGGTGCCGATCTCGGAATCGGTGAAGACGTCGAACGTGAGCGGCTGCTGCACCGGGTCGCCCGTGCCCCACTTCTGGGAATCGGTCGATGCGAGCTTCACGGAACCGTAGCCGCGGCCCAGGATCCAGTTCTCGGCGGCCGGGCCGTCCGAGCCGAGGACCAGCAGCCGGTACTCCTCGCCGACGGGCAGATCGGGCTCGTCGAAGACAACTTCGCCCGTGGTGGCGTCCTGAGTCACGGCGGAGAGGTCCGTGCCGTAGTTCAGCTCCAGCATGTGCTTCCGGCCCGTTTCAAGCGGCGTCATGGTCACGCTGCGCGCTACTTCGGTGATGTCCGAACGGACAGGGGAGGCGTAGCCGAGCGCGGTCACGTCCTCCTTGTTGATGTCGCGGCCGAACTCGTAACCGTCCGGGGAGACGATACCGATCGGGAGGAAGCCAAGTGCCTTGAGGTCGACGAGCGAACCGCCGACGTCGAAGAGGCTCTCCGGCAGCTCGACGCTGGTCGGCGCGAGGAAGCCGACAGCCTTCTGAATCTTGCGGATCAGTGCGCGCTCGTCGGCGCCCTGGCGGATTGTGTCAAACGTAGGCATGGTAAATTGACCCCTTTCAAGGGCTCAGAGTTGGTTACGTCCCCGAACGGGGTTAGAGGGGCCGCGACGTTACCAGGAACGTCGCTGTGGCCTTGTTGAGCGTGTCGGACTGGTAAGGGACATCGGCGGCCGTGATGTCCGCCTCGACACTGTCGATGAAGCCGGACGGCGTTTCGATGTCGGAACCGATGATGGACGCGGCGATCGACACGAGAGTCCGTTCGGCGTCCTGGCCGGGCGCGTAAACCTCGATCGTCGCCCGGTCGACCTGATCCACAAAGCCGCGGGTGCCGCCAGTGACGTAGATAAGCGCGATCGGGAACGGGCCCTGCAACGCGCCGTAATCGTCCGCCGGGAGTTGATAGACCGCCCGGACAGGTTCGCCCAAATGGACCGCCCCGTCAATCAGATCAAACAGGGCATCCCGGGTATCCGGGAAGACCAGAGCGTCGATCATTTGCCCCTCGCTTCCATGGACTGTGCAACGCGCATCAGGACCGCGTCTCGGGTATCGCGCCAGTCCTTACGGGACTCGCGCACGACGGCTCCGGCCCGGCGCTCATTCGCCCAACCAGCCGTCACCGTCGCGGGCGCGGCCTCATACTCGCCGTGCCCCACCGATGCAGCGTTCGCCGCCAGCCGCTGCGCCGCCGCGAGAGTTACCGCGCCGACCGCAGAGGACGTACCCAGTTCCCTGAGCCCGGAATCGTCTGCAAGGTACGACCTCGAGCCGGGAACCTTACGCAGCCCCATCAGGCGACCACCAGTGCGACTTCCCAGCCGAGGGGCCAATCGCCCGGACGACCATCCACAGACCACGTCCCAGCCATACGCTTACCGGCAGGAACGCGGATCCGGTCAGCAGGAAGGAACCTGAAAGTTAGGTCGTCCGGGTCATGGTCCCGGTACAGTACGGCCGTCGAGCTCGCGACGTCCGAATGGTCCAAGGGATCGGCAGTGGACCTCTGCCCAATGATGCAGTTCGTCACTGGGATCTCCTGCGTCGGGAACGGGTTCCCCTTAGCATCCCGACCACCGCCTCGGAGCACGACAACATCAGTGCGCCAAGACTTCGGAAACTGCGAAACGATGCCCACATCAGCCTCCCGGGCGTATGGTCCATGCCTGACGGCGTGGACGCGACTTACCCAGTAGCCGCTTGTCAGCCGCCGTCAGGTAAAGATTGCCGTCCGGGTTGAGCACCTTGCCGCCCATGGAGAAAGGACCGGACCCGAACTGGACCGACTCAAAGCCGGCAGTCGGCGCGTCCTCGGTGATATCCATGGCCCGCTTGACCATCCGGCAGACGACGAGCTTCGGGATGTCAGGATCCATGCCGCCATCCGCGACAGCTACGGTGATGCGCTGGTCGACGTCCGGGTAGTTGCCCCGCACCTCGATTGACGCCTCATGCAGCTTCTGCGTGGCGTCGTCTTCATCCGCGGCGGGCAGGCCGGACCAGTGCGCCTTGAGATCGACGAGCGTCGCGTAGTCGGCCGCCATGGTTAGGACTTCGCGTTACGACCGCGGCGGGGAGCCGGTGCGGTGAAGTCAGGGGCGTCGGTGGGAGCCTCGGGCTCTTCTTCGCCGCTTACATCGGCATCAACGTCGCCCTCGGCGGCCGTATCGCCGTCAGCGTCACCAGCTGGAGGATTCTCCGGTGCGGTGAAGTCAGGGGCGTCGATCTCGGCCTCAGCTTCAAGGCAGTGCTTGCCGACGAGACCTTCAGCCCACTCGGGCAGCTCATCACCGGGGGCGAAGTGCACGGGCCCGGACTCGCCATGGACAGTAACATGTGCGGCGAAAGTCGCCATCTTGACTCCTAAAGATTGGGGCCGAACGGCGCCCGGGCACGGGCCCAGGCGCCGCCCAGCGGTCAACTAGAGAACCTTGGCCACGAAGGACAGGTTCGCGTTCGCCAGAACGGGGAGCGCGATGGCATCCGAGACGACCTCGGCGATCATCGGGGGCTTCTCGTTCTTGTACACGCCGACGACGATGCCCGGCTGCTCGGACGGTTCGATGGTGTAGTTGGAATCCATCGACGTCAGGGTCTGACCCCAGAACGTGCCGCCCATCTCGGACTGGCCGGACTGCGGATCGACCGGCGCCGGCAGGAACAGGAGCCTGTCATCAGCGATCACGCGGCCACCGGAGGTGGAGCGGTCGTAGATGAACAGTTCCGGCAGGCCAGATGCGGTCAGGAGGCCGCGCACGTCAGCTTCCAGGCCGGGGCGGGTGGCGCCGTTGGCCAGCAGGGTGGCGAACTCCTTGCCGGACGCCAGCGCACGGAACACGCGGCGTGACATCAGCATCGCGCCCGGGGCCGTGCCGTTGTTCGTGGCCGCGTACACGTCCGACCATGCATTCAGGTCAGACAGGCGGCTCACCGCAGGGTCGGACCAGAGCGACGCCGCCGTGACGCTATGGGCGCCTGCGCGGCCAAAGTCGTCGTCGGTAACGAAGTTGCTCTGGTTGATGGTCGCCTTGCCCGTGGAAAGCACCGTGCCGCGCAGGCGCTCAATCCGGTCAGCCACGGCGCGGGCCGCGTTCGAGATCTCCTTGAAGATCGAATCGCGGAGCACCGCATCCGGCGCATTCCGAAGACGGAGCTGGTCGTACTCCCCGATCGGGCGGTTCTGGCCCAGCGCGGGCAGGTCGATGGTGACCCGCTGACCCGAAGACGAACCGGCCATTTCGGGCTCAGCGTCGTATGCGCGGAAGGCCGCTTCCTGCACGAAGCCAGCCTGTCCCTTGCGGAACCGGACGGACAGGTCGGAGACCTCAACGTTGGGAATCCAGCGGGCCAGGGAGGCGTTGTTTACCTCGAGGTCAGACAGGGCAGCGCGAGCGTACCCGGTCGCCTCGGCGGGGGTAACAAGATCAGTCCAAAGTGCCATGATCAGTCACTCCTTTCTTAGACGTAGACGATGGTCGTGGCGGAAAGCTTCGCGGCTGCGGTGGGCTTCACGAAGGTTCCAGGAACCTTCGCAGCGACGACGCGGCCGTGATCCAGCAGCGGCGCCGGGACGTTGGTCGCGCCCTTGACCTGCTGGTCGAACAGGACGTGACCGGCCAGGATGCCAGCGCCGGTGACGGTGGCCTCCGTGGCGTCGTAGGGGACGAGGAGTCCGCCCACCTTGGCGACGGGCTGGCCGGAACGGATGAAGCCGTCCGGGTAGTGGGTTGCTTCGGTGAAAGCGGAGACGTTGATGGTCTCGGTGCGGGCGTTGCCAATGGCGTGCCCGGAGCCGAGCCATGCAAGGTTCCCGCTGCCGGTGACTTCAGTGCGAAGACGAGGCATGATGAATCCTTCCTAGGACTTCTTGGGATGCTTGGAGTGGTACTGTTCGCGACCGGCGGCGATGGAGCCGCCGGCAGGGTTGTGGTCGCCGGAGCGGTCGCCGGACCCGGGGACCGGGTCGGGCTTCGGAGCTTTCCCCTCAGCGCGAGCGTGCAGCTCGGAGATCTTCTTGGCCGAGGCCTCGAAGCTGGCCGCATCGGTACCGGTCACGAGGTCTTGGTAGTCCTCGGGTACTGGATGCTTGGCCAGGGCAGCGAGACGAGCGTTGGCCGTCTCGAGCTTTGCGGCGCGGTCTTCGGCGTCGAGGGCCTTCTTGTTGGCCCGATCAATGTCGGAGAGCTTCGCGTCCTCGGCGGCCTGGACCTTGGCTTCTGCATCAGCGGCGCGCTTCTCAGCGGCTTCCCGAGCTTCGCGCTCGGCCTTCAGAGCCTTGATACCGCCTTCGCCGAGCTTCTCGTCGGCTGCCTTGGCCGCGGCTGCGTCAGCGGCGGCTTTGGCTTCTGCTTCAGCAGCTGCTTTCGCGGCTGCTTCTTCGTCCGTCTCCATGACGGCGTCGCCGAAGGTCTTCCGGTGGAACGCCATCAACGCAGTGAGTCCGCCTGGGGCGGTGATATCAATGCCGTGGGGGAACTGCTTTTTCAATGGGAAAGCTCCTTTGTGAATGCCGCATCGCACGGCGAATAACCCTGCCCGCATCGCACGGAAGGGAACCTAGTGGGTGTGGACGCCGTCAGTCACGTGGCCGGGGAACTCCCGGCGCATCGCCGCGGCAATGTCCTTCATGTCACCCGATCCGGCCGCGTCGCGCGCGACCGAATACATGTCGTAGAAGTCATCCGGCAAGTAGCCTGGCGGGTAGTCGTCGCCGGATCGCAGTGGCACCGCCTGGCAGTCGCACCGACCGTGGTACGTCTCGCCATCAGACCTTGTCTTCGCTGACTTTTCAGACAGGTAGACGGCATCTCGGGAGGCGAGGATCAGGCACCACGAGCACGTCTTTGCCCCGGACGGAACCCGTGCCCAGAACGCGCCCTCGCGGTCAGCGTTCCAAGCGATCGTGTCTCGACCGGACTGCTTCACGTACTTGTCAGTCGCAATGGTCAGACCGGCCAGCATCGCGGCTGGTTCCGGAGTCCAAAGCTGTCCTGCGAGGTAGCGCACCTTTTTCTCGACTCGATCCGCCGTGACCGACGCCGCGGCCGGGGCAGTAACCCGGAAGCTGGCCGCCGCGCCGGACCCGGCGCGTATCTCGTCGTACCAGTCCATGGCTAGCGTCTCGGCAACCTGCCCGTACTCGGCAACCAGCAGTGGCATGAACTCCAGCAGAGCGTTCCGAGCCGCTTCCGGCCGGGACAAATCGAGCGCAGCGAAATAGGCGGCCAACTCGTCAGCCACGCGGCCCGAAAGCTCAGACGTCGCCGCACGGTACCGCTCAATCGACTGCCGATCCACCACGGCTAGCCCTGCGGAGCCGCAGCGGCCGGGGCCGGAGCGGCGTCGCTGAACACGGGTGCCGGAGACGACTTTGCGGCGGTCAGGAGCGCGTCCAGCCGGTTCGCGCCGGCCTGACCCTTGCGGTACGTGTTCATCCGCTCAATCTGGCCCTTGTCCAAGCCGTACACCTCCATCGCAACCTCAGGGTCGCCATCAGGGAATGTCTGCGTGAACTTCAGGCCAGCGTCAGCCTGGGCGGCCTTCGACGACGTCCCAGGATCCTTGAAGTGCGCGCTCAGACCGCGCAGCTCCTTCTCCATGGCCGGCGTCCATTCGCCATACTTCACAGCAAGGACGTTGCGGGCGAGGTCAACACGGGACATGCCGATGCTGTCCAGTTCACCCTCAACGACCGCCACGAGATCAGCTTCGGATGCGCGGATCGCGTCAGCCGACGACGGGTTGTCATGGATGATGCCGAGGTAGCCGACCGGGATGGACGTCTCACTGGAGACCATCAGGCCGATCGTCTTCAGCATCTCGCCGTGAGGCTGGAAGGTCGCCTGCGACAGCTGCTGCAGCGTCGGCTTCAGCAGATCGCCGGTTTCCTCATCGCGGGTATTGGGCAGCGCCCACACGCCGCCAATGAGGGCGTCGAGTGGCGAGATGCGCTTGCCAGTCGCGTCTTGGAAGTGCTCTTCCTCAGCGCCAAGCAGCGCCCGCTGCGGAGCACCATAGAACTCGGCGTTGACTTCCTGCCGGAGCATCGTTCGCACAGCCATGTCGGTGAAGCCCATCAAGGGGCGGCTGATCCGCGAATAGCCGAACGGGCGATCAAGGGCGCGGGCCCAGACGTACGGGGTGCACGTCACGCGGCCGACGATGCCAACATGCGTACGCGTCACCAGCCACTGGCGCTCGACGTACTGGATACGGAGCGTCACGCCCGGCAGGTACAGCAAGGCTTCCCACCGGCCCACAAGCTCCAGAGCCGCCGTCACGCGGTTAGTGCGGGTGTCAATCTCAGCGGTCGCCTCGAGTGCCGTGCGCGCCGCGACAATGACGTCCGGCTCGCCCGCAGCAGTATCGCCAGGCGTTGTGAAAACGAACGACACGGAATGCCGCAACGACGCCTCAATAGCCATGCGCTCCACCGCGGCGAAGTAGTTATCCCCGAAGACCTCGTCAAGATCAGCCAACATCTTGGACGGGCGGCCGAGAGTGAAGCCATCCGGGCGGATCCTGCGGGCCGGGACCTTCACAGCCTTGTTGGCCCAGCCGATGGCCACCGCAAAGTCACGCATGTGCGGCGGGATCGAAAAGCCGATCTTGTCCAGGCGCTTCTTCGAATCGAAATACGATGTCCGCAGCTGGTTCCGGCCAGACTTCCGCCGAATCGCCGTCAGCATCCGCGTGAAGGTTGCCGACTCGGCATCAGTCAGGGGGCGCACCAAATCAAGACCAGCCAAGAAGGCCACCTCCTAGAAAACGATTGCGGCCCGAACCTTCTTCTCAGAAGCTTTCGGTGGCCGGCGGGCGAACTTTTGCGCTCCGAAGTGGGCGCAGGTCACTGCAACAGTCGGGGCCAGATCAACGTCCAGGCTCGCTCGGTTCCACTTGAACGAGCCAGGGCGGTTCTTGATCGGGTCTTGCGTGGTGTTCTTCGCAGAATGGTCGAGGTGTTCCTGACCGAAGTGCGTGATGGCCGGATGTTTCTCCACCGCCTCATGGAGGCCCGCGCAGGCCTGGGTGTATTCCTGCCCGCTGAGGATGAAGACCTTCATCTTCTTAGCCTTCAAAAGGGCCTCGAGCGGATCGCGCGCCGGGGAGTAGGCATCGATGACGATCGGGATGCGACGCTTGGCACGCTCCCACAACCACTCAACGAGCGCTGTCGTCCCGCGCTCATCGAACGGCGCATCGGCCGCCAGCTCGAGGTGAATGTCTTCACCGTCCGCGAACGTCGAGACGCCGATGGAAACCTTCGTGCGCTCCGGATTCATGTCCACGCCATACGCGGCGACCGGCCAGTCAGGATCCGGGTCATCAATCGCCCGTTCATCCCACTTCGCGAAGGCCAGCTTTCCGGCGACAGAGGGTGTTGGCCACATGTTCAGCCGCTCACGCGCGAACGACCGCGGGGAGAACTTGTGATGCTCGGTCTCCACAGTCCGGAGCTTGATGCGGCCACCCAGGGCGGGGTTAGCGTCAGACCAGTTCTTGCGGTCGGCCGTGAACACTCTCAGCTCGGCCTCGGTCATTTTGTCGACGTCACCGGCGGCGGAGTGCTCAACCCATGCCGAGCGCTTGTCAGCGCCGGTGACAGCTGCGTTCCGGACCCGCACGAAAGGCTCGCCACGTTCGGACAGATCCTTCGGGGGAGTGCCCATGTAGATCGTGATCGGATCACCAGAAGGGGCGGCCGACGTCGTCGGCTCCAAAGCCTCCTGCTCGTCCTCCTCATACTCCTGGCCCTCATCGACCACCAGCACGTCGAAGGAGCTACCGCGGCCGGCACCGCCAGTACGGGCACCCAGCTCAATAAGGCCGCCAGCGTGAAGCTCGATAGCTTCCTGGCCGTTGGTCTTGCGGATCTCCTTGACCAGAGCATTCAGCTCGGGGAACTTCGCGTGAGGATCATTGATCTTCGTCCCGAAGAAGTGCATGAGGCGCTTGAAGGCCTTGCGGGCGGAACTGAGAAGGTGCGAGGTGTGCAGAATCTTCATGTTGAGCGCCACCATCAGGTAGAGCTCCACAACCTCCAGCGCACCGTTCTTGCCGTTCTGCCGCGGCGCGGACAGACCCCACGTAGAAGAGATCCATCCCGCATCATCTGTGCGCAGCCACGCCCGGACAGCCTCAGCCTGCCAAGGATCCACAACGTACTTGTAGCCCTCGGCGAACTCGAGCGCGTTCTCCGCGTGCTCCATGCTGTAGCCACGCGGCGAAGGTGCTGTGTTGAAGCGTGCGACCTGCGAACCGATCAGCACGCCACACCACCTATCCGCTCAGTTTCTGAGCCAACCTCTGCAGGGGGGAGACATTGTCCGGAAGGTCAGCCGGCACTGGCACCGGTGGGGCCGCGGCCTTGGAGTCTGCGGGGGCGAGCTTGGCCAGGATGTTCGCCAACGCAGTCGCCTGCTGACGGGCCTCAGCCAACGGGGCAGCGAACTTCACCTCGACGTTGATGTTCTGGGAGTCGTCTATGATCGCGTTATCCAACACGCGGAACTGCATCAAGTTCAGGACGCCCTTGCCCTGAATGATGTTGTCCAGCTCGTCCAGGCGGTCAGCCGTGCGGGCCGCCTCCAGCACCAGCGCATTTCGCGGAACGTCCGTGGTGGCCATCGCCAGCCAGATGGCAGAACCTCGCTCACCAAGACCGGCCGGCTCATCCACGACTGCACCTTCGGCAGGACTTGCCGCGGTGCCGATCAAACCACCATCGAGCAATTGCGCTCCGAGGCACTCGATGCCTAGCGCAGGCTGGATCAGTCCGAACGTGCACGGCGCCCCCTAAAGGATCAACTTGTTTCCCGTCACCGCGATGTAGCGGCCAGTTGTGTAGCGTTCGATGTTCCGGCCGTCGCGGATCTTCCGGCCAGGCGCTTCCGGCGCCTCGATGAAGAGGTGTACTCCCTCCCCGGACTGAGACACCTCAGTGAAGATCACCGGCTCAGTGACGCTTCGGATGTACTCGGCAGCCCATCCAGCCAGTGTGCCGTCAACGATGCAATGGTCCAGATCGATGCAGCCGATACCGCCACCAAGGACAAAGCCCAGGCCGACACCGGCCGACGACGCCTTGGCTTCCGCGAACGTTGCCCACGTGGCCGGATCAGTCGAGCTCGCAGGCCTGCCCGCGACCGTAATCGGCCGCTTCGTGGAAGTACGCCGCACCCATCGCGCGCGCTCAGTCAACGCCGTCGGGAGAACGTGCCGGCGGGACAACCGCTTACGACATGTGGCCGAGCACGTCCGCGCTTGCGAGCGGTACAGCCTCAACGGGCCTCCGCACTCCTCGCAACACCGATCTGACATGCTCCAATTCTACCGCAATGTCACACTTTCTCCTTGCAAATAAAGGGAAGTAGGCGCATTCAAGAATGGGGCCACATCGCCCGCGAGAGCAATATTGACGAGGGTCAAAAAGCCCTGCGAGCAACCAGCGCGGCGGTCACGAAGGCGCCCAGGGCCCGGGGAAAAGCACGCCAGCGCCCACCGATGCGAGCTCGGGGGGATATTTTTCGCTATGCCCGGGGAGCGAGGCGGCGGGGGTGGGGGAGGGGTGCTCCCCCACCCCCTTTTTTATGGGGTCCGGGATAAGGAAAAGCCTTATTCGGGGTTGTCCACAGGTTGTCCACAGTCACCATTTCCGACTGGTTTTGAGGGGTTTTGCGGTCAAAACGGTCGTTGTTTTGGGTGCTGGTCGGTTGCCTTTGGACTGATTGCACTTGCGGCAGCAGATGGCGACGTTGTCTAGCCTGTCCTGGCCGCCTTTGGCATGGGCTATGACGTGGTCAGGCTCGGCACTCGGTGGTGTGCGGCTTACGACGTAGTCAAGGATGACCTTGCAGTATGGGCAGCGCTCGATGCCTTGTGCTTGGGCTAGGTGGAGTGCCCGCTTGCGGACTTTCTTCCACTGTGATGTCCCTGTGCGTGATGTTGCCACGTAGACTCACCTGCCATGGGACTAAAGGAGTGGGCTGCTAAGGCGCCCGTAGCAACGTATGGGATGCTCACGCTGTACAAGGACAAGGTGCGATGCCTCGACTCGAAGCAGAAGGGCGAGTATCCCCTTGTCGGGGTGACCGCCGTGGTGGAGTCGGGGGAGGCTTTGTCTCAGCGCGTGACGTTGACGAGGTTCGCCGCATTTGGGCTGTTGTCGTTGGCGATGAAGAAGAAGTCCGGCGGTTCGTCATTTCTGCTGATCGAGGGCCCTGAATTTGCTTGGACGTTCGAGGTCAAGCGCGGCGATCAGGCTAAGGCCCAGGCATTCGCCGCGAAGGTGAGGTCGGCCGCTAAGGAATCCATCACCGCCGAGTGAAGCCAACGGGCCGTCTTCGGTGTCCGCGGTCTTCGTCATCGTAGAGGGGCTCACGATTGCTGCGTACGTGGAGCTCTGGGGGCAACGTGTATGCGTGGGCGTGCTCGCTTCGTGCTTCGCCACCGCCTTCGGGATGGAACTCGTCGGGTTCGTTCATCAGTCGTGCTGATGCTTCGAGCCAGGCGCAGATGGCTTTGTAGAGTCTCATGCCACCCCTTGGGTATGCTCAGGGAATTGTTCACACAACGATGGGGAAACCATGGAACGTCGAGAGTCTAAGCACCAGTGTCCGAAGTGCCAGGCGCAATTGGTGGAGAAGTGGGACACCGTCCGCGACGGGAGCTTGGTGGGCAACATCGAGCTGCAGCGGATCGGGAAGCCGTTCTGCCCTGCCGGTCACCGCATCACGGAATGGAATGCTGCTGGCCAGCCAATATTCGCGGTCTGATGCTGGGTTACGTTGAGCTCCTGCATGGAGTAGGCGCGTAGCGTCGCCTCGTTCTTAGGCCGTAGATCAGCGATCCCACCCTCGCCGCTCGAAGCGCCCGGGTTGATCCTTGGCCGCACGTTTGGGTGACTTGCCCAGTACCGGCCTACGGTCTCCATGCAGGAGAGTGGTGATCTACTTGCTGGGCCGCGTTTCCAGTGGTTGGTCGGCTGCTTTCGATCAGCTGGCTACCGTGGATTCGAACCACGAACCGACGCATTAACAGTGCGTTGCTCTGCCGTTGAGCTAGTAACCATTGGCCGCTGCATCCCCTTTTCGGATAGGGCACCCGTTCCGGCCTACGTGTTTACCGGCATTCATTAGCTTGGGCGGCTGTTCTCCCAGTTCCTACGTGTCGGTCACTGGGGTAGTGGAGGACGGCCCGGCTCGAACGGGTCTGCATTGCCGCGACGGGGGAACGTCGTCATCTTGGCGTCTCCTGCCGGGTGAATAGTCCGACGGTCGTACTCATGGGAGCGGCATAGGGGTCGCCGGGGGCTGGGGCGGATTCGAACCGCTCGACCATCTCAGGTCGTCAAGGCATCGCTACCCAGCGATGCAATCCTCAGCCCTTGGCGTGTCTCTCGACATGGCCCATGGTCCGCGACAGGCGCACCAGCTGAGATGCGGCCTCCTGGGGGTGAGGTGCTATCTGGGCATGAAAAAAGCCGGTCGCGTTGGCGATCCGGCTTGGTTGTGGGTACGGCAATTACGCCGCTTTGAGACACTTTAAATCATCTCGTTGGTTATTGCCAATCACCGTGTATCACGGTGTGTCGTTGTGCATCACCGCACGTCAATTGACCTCCCTGCGCGTTTGGTGCCACGCGCTGATGACTTCGTGCGGGTGGTAGGTGGGGGTTGATGAGCGTTCGGCTGGGATGAGTTTGCCGCGGTGGGCCCAGTTGCGGATGTCCTTGGCGTTGATGATGATTCCGGCTTTCTCTTTGAGCCAGGGCACGAGCTGGCGGGTGGGCATTGGTGGTGCGATGTCCTTGACGCGCTCGCGGTTTGCTGCATGGTTGATGGGTGGTTCGTCGGGTCCGCTGACGAGGAGTTCGGCTTTGGTTACCCAGTCTTGTATGAGCCATGCGAGGCCGGCGGCGCGGTCGTCTTGGGCGTAGGCTTTGGCATCGTTTCCGACGCTGCGGAGGTTCTCTTGCAGTTGGAGTGCGTCGAGGTTGATCGGCGCGGCGGATCCGGGTTTGTGGGCGCCACCTCCGCCACCGCCGCCTGCGGGCCGGACGTTGTCGAGCCTGGCGATGGTGACGCTGAGCTCGGTGACGAGGACGGGGACCTTGTTGAGCCAGGCTTGCAGGTCGGTGACGCATCGGGTGCAGAGGTAGGTGCTGGTGTGGTTGAGGCAGTCCACGGTGGTGCACTCAAGACTCACGTGTAGTCTCCGATCTGTTCGATGGCGTTGCTAGCGAGTCGGAGCATGCCGACTGCTTGGACGTGGGGGATGGACGAGTAGCCCCAGACTGTGCCGGCGCCGATGTTGTCGCCGTCCATACGCTGGTAGGTGGCGATGACGACGGCGCCTGTTACGACGGCGTCGTCTGGGATCTGGAGGTTCACGTCTGCACCTCCGATGTTGTGGGCGCTCATTGGTCCGCCTGGGCACGGATGATGTCCTCGTACATGGTCTTGACGTGCTGAGCGTCAGCTAGGGCATCGTGCTCTGTGCCGGCCTGCTTGGGCAGCCGCTCCACTCCGGTCCAGTCCACGAGCGATCGGACGTCGTTGGTGTACATGGGGATGCCTTGCGGGAGGTCCATCATGGTGCCGAACAGTTGCGCGAGGACCACATGGTCGTAGGAGCAGAACCAGGCCCAAAGTTCCGGATCATCGGGCGTGGGTCGTGGCCCGTGGGCGGGCAGCAGGAACTCCTTCACCTCGCGAGCGATCTGGGCCTTGGGCTTCCATGCCGGGTCCGTCATGAGTGGCAGGTGCGGTATGACGTTCCACATGAGCCACTGGTGATCGGCGATCCGGTCCCAGTCGGCATCCTTATTGACGGCGTAGTACTCGCGGCCGTCCTCGGCTACGATTCCGATGCTGATCAGGTCGATGGTGGTTCCGTCTTCATGGAACTCGGTGTCGTAAAAGTACCTCATGACTTCCTCTCGATCTTTTTGTTGATGAAGGACAGGACGTCTCCCCAGCAGTCACTGCAAAGGCTTGTCTCGGTCCAAAGGTTCGAGGCAACGACGTCGTGTGCCGTCACGGCGTTGTCCCAGCTGTTCATGCGCAGGTAGTTGAACTTGATCAGCCATGTCTCCCGGTAGACCTTGCCGAGGATGCGGGACAGACCAGGGCGCGGGAGCTCGTTGGTGACCTGCGCGTCGCATCGGTGGCACGGTTCGAGCTTGCTCACTCGGCGTCCTCCCACGGCCCGGGCTGGCTGGCGGCGCGGCGCTTGATGAGGCGGGCCGGCTCGTCGTCCTCGTCGCACATCGTCTTGTAGTCGAGCGCGCTCTGCTTGCTGATCATTGACCTGCTACCCCATTTGTTGGCGACTCCCCATTCGGCCTCCGCGGTCTCGGGCTGTTGCGTGTGTCCGGCGGCATCGAGGGCGTCTGCCTGGTGCTGGAGGAAGTCGCGCTGCATGGCCCTGCCGAACCATCCGCAGGTGCAGTGCTGGTGCAGGTCGCGGTGGCCGGTGTCGGGTTGGTGGGCATTGAGGGTGTCGAGCAGGGTGTTTTCGCTCATTGGGTTTCTCCTGCGTGGGTGATGGTGATGAGGACGCCGGGGTTGCCGTGGTAGGTCTTGGCGGCGGTGATGTGGATGATTCGGGCGTCGTCGGTGATGACGCCTTTGATGACGGCCTTGGTCTTGCGGTTCTTGGTGGTGGAGAGGGAGTCGAGGACGGCGCGGATGAGTTTGTCCAGGTCTGGCTTCACTGCCGGCGCCCACCATCGAGGCTTCTTGGGCGGCGCGAGCTGGAAGACGAGAGAGACATTCAGGGGCCCGTCCATGGGCGGCCCGTCGTGGCGAGCCATGGTTGAGGCCCGGATCTTGGTCCGCCATTCGCGGAGTGGGGCTTTCACGGAGACGACACGGCCGCGGTAGACGTCGACGGATCCTTGCGGGACGGGCGTGCCAGGGACGAAAGCGTGGATCATGGCGTCTCCTCGAATGGCTCGAACTTCCGCCCGTGTTTCCCGCACGAGGCGAACCATTGGCCGTCATAGACGTGGAGCGCGTTGCCTGTGGCTTTGCGGTCGCACCATGCACAATCAACGGATTGCCACGCCTGGAACCTTGCGGACTGGTCGCTCATGACGCCTCCTCCATCTGGTGTTCGGCGAGGATGAGCTCGTTGGGGCCGAACCAGAGCGGGCGGCCTTCGAGGCCGGTGACTTGGTAGGGGAGCAGCGGATGATGCCGGTCGACGTCGCAGACGGCGCCGACCATGTCGAAGAATCGACTAGGGGTGGCGATGACGCGGACGGGGTCGCCGAGCTTGAATTTCATCGTCAAAACTTCTTTCCGTGCATGTGCTCGCGGCTGGTGTTGTATGCGAGCTTCACTTGGATGATCTGGCCGAGGTCGAATCCGTTGGACTCGGCGAAGTCGAAGCATCGGATGACGATGTCGGCAAGTTCGGAGGGGACGCCTTCCGGCTTTCGGATCTTGCCGAGGTTGTCCCTGGCGATGAGCTCGCGCGCCCTTTCGACTCCGACCTCAGCTACGAGCGAGCTGGGCAGTGCCGGCTCCGGGTAGTAGGTGTGGTTCGCCGGGTGGCCCTTGCGGATCTCTTCGTGAGCCTCAGCCACCTCGCTCACGATGAGCATGAGGCGGTTGCCGTTGTAGATGGCCAGTTCTTCCGGATCGGTTGGCTCGCTGTCGTGGAAGCCCTTGTCTTCCGAGTTCTGCCAGCACACTGACTGGAGGTGCTTCAGCTCGGCGACGGTCGTTTTGGGGATGGTTGCCATGGTGGGCCTACTTTCGTTCGTGGTCTGGAATGAGTGAAGACGCCTCGTCTGGGGCGGCTTTGTGGTCTTCGTCGTCCAGGATTCTTTCGAGGACGTTCTTTGCTGTGGGTGTCATGTGGTTGGGGTAGAGCATCCGGATGGCGGCCCTGATGCGTGCGGTCATGGCGTCAGCTTCTGAAGCGTCACCAGCGCGTCGAACTGGTCAGCGGTTTCAATCCCGCACTTCTGCAGGACTGCCAGCGCCCAATCAACGTCGTGGATCACGGGCTGTGCCTGGTGCGGCGTGACTACTTCGTAGGTCTTGGCGAAGATGTCCGGCTTGCAGGGGTAGAACTCGCCCTGGACGCCGCGGATGACGTAGTCGCCGACGTCGGCGCGCATGGTGCCTTCGAGTGTGTCGATGGCGATGTGTTGCGGAAGGGTTGGTAGTGGCATGCCGTCCGGCCCAATGGGCTCCGGCTGCTTCTCGTGCCAGCGCACGCCAGTCTCACCGGTGGCAAGCATCCAGTCGATTACCTCACTGGCCTCGCTGGGCCCTCCTCGCCACTGCATGGCTTCGATGACGACGGGCTTCTTGCGGTAATGCTTGGGCTTGCTCATGGCTTGTCTCCTTCAACGAGAAGCCGCATCTTCCGAGACGGCTTCGTGGTGTTTTCCGATGTGGGTTTGTGGGCGGATCCCGGCTTTGACGTCGGCCCAGCAGGATCTGCAGTTGTGGGCGTCTTGGCCGATGTGGTCTTCGCAGGGTTCCGGCCGCGGCAGTTGGGCGCGCGCTGCTTCTGGCCAGTGGGGTCCGGGGTGGAAGATCGGCGCCGGCGTCTGGCATGTGCGTTCCATGGCCTTGGTTGCCGCGGCGATGGTCAGGGCGCCCAGGCTGGGGACGTCGCGGTGCTTGTCGATGAGTGACACCAGCGAGGCGACAGGCCAGTCCGGGCGGATCTCGTGGAGCAGGTAGGCGATGGCCCGTCCCTGCTGGTCCGTGATGATCAATGGCAGATTCCTTTCAAGCCAAAAAAGTCCCAAACCTCGCGTATCACCTAAGGTGACGATTGGTTGGAAACTGTTTCTTCTCTTCTCTAAAAGCCAGCCGAAGACAAAGCCAAGATCGACCACGCAAGGTGAGGTTTAAGTACTTGGTCTTGGTCTTGGTCTTGGGCATTGTTCCTGACGCGTTCTGTCCCACGGGACAACATGCGGGACATCAGCGTTCCTCCGCCGTTCCGCTCCTGTTCTTCCGCCATTCCGCCTTGCGTTCGCGGGCTTTTGCCTTGTCGATTTCGACCTGTTTCTTGGTGCGCTGATATTCCTCCCACGAGAGGAATCGGTAGTCTTCGTCGTCGGCCACCCAGAATCCGGACTTGATGAGCTTCTGCGCGAGCTGCTTGCCCTTAGGCCACGACTCCACGTACCAGGCGGGCACGAGTCCATCTGTGAGGTAGTCGGTGCAGTAGGTGCCGCAGAGCACCCACAAACCCATGGCTTCGAGACCGGCCCTGCGTGGCTTCGGGTGGGAGTGCATCTTGTCGTCGGCATTGAACCAAGCCATGTCAGTTCATTCCGTATGCTGTGGGTGGGCGGGAAGTGCCCACCCACTTCGGAAGGACTCTTGGATGCTGGCCCGTGCTTGCGGATATTGCGACGTTCATGCCCATTTCACTCCCGTGGGCTGGCCGCACCGAGCCGGTGTGGATGAGAGCGGTCAGGAAACTGTTCAGTCCGCCTTTGCATGCGCGGCCTGCGGCCTCATCAGCCTCGGCGCGACGGATCTCATCCCCGGAATGCCGGCATACGGATCGAAAGTCTCCGAGAGCATGGCAGAGCATTTTTGGGGGCAGGTCGGCGTGGATAGGTGGCTTCCTGGCAACACCGGGCCAATGATCCAGAATCTTCCGCCGGCCGTGGAAATTGCATCCGCTGACGCCTATAGGAGCTACAAGGCCGGCATATACACTGCGGCGGTGCTCATGGCTAGAACGACCATTGAGGCCACCGCGAAGGATCATAAAATCACCGGTGGCAACCTCGTGGAGAAGATCAAAAAAATGCTGGAGGAAGGGCTGATCCTTGAGTCCACGAAGCGCGCTGCCGACGCGATACGGCATCTCGGGAACGACATGGCCCACGGTGATCTCTCGGTTTCTGTCGGGCAAGACATGGCGAGAGATGTCGTCGAACTGATGCAGTTGATCCTTCGAGAGGTGTACGAGCTCCCGTACCTGGCCGAGCGTCTGCAGAAGCGTGCCGACGAGCGCAGCGTGGCCGCAGTACAGGCGGCGGCATCCAGCGTGGAATCTTAGACAGTGGCACAGTAAATCTGATTGGTTGATCTGGCCGTATTGCCTAACCATTGATGGTCCTTTCTCGAACGGGCCAAGCGGCCGCCCGCGTATATGATCCGGGGATGGATTTGATTGTTTGTGGTGATGCTTTGTGGCTTTCGTGCGGCACGTGGTTGCAGTTCTGGAGCGGCGCCTTCGGCGCCTTCACAAGTGCTCTGCTGGCGGCAGGAGTTGCACTGTTAGTTGTCTGGCTGTCGAACAAGCACCAGAGCAAGGCCTTGAAACTCGAGCTCGAGGAACAGCGAGAGGAAGCGTCGAAGGCCCGCGCATATGCCGCGATATCGGATCTTGTTGCGGCGGCTGAACTCGCCCTGGCGAAGTATCAAGAAGACGATGTTGCTGCGGATTCGTTCGTTGCGATGAGATCAGCGGCATCTCGGCTGGCGCTGGATATGGACTCTCTCGCCCTAAAGACCGAACTGAGGATATGGGCGAATCTGATGCTGTCCCTGCAGGAGGAGGCCCGCCTCGAATATCGGCTATTCGTCGAAGGTCGGCCGGCCATCGACGATGAAGGTATCGCAGCAGGTCGTCTTGCGCGGGCAACAGCATTGTTTACGGAGTGCATCGGGGGTTGGCCTGCGTCCTCAGACGGGCAGAAGTCGGTCATTTTGGAGCGGTTGAGTACTAATCGCAGGGCATTCACCAATCAGTCAGATGCTTTCCGTGACATGGCCGGTCCGATGCTCCCGGGTCGGCGTCTCGGGTCCCTTGCGGAGGTGGGTTGGGGGCAGCTTGACACCTCACTCATCGCCGAACGCGCAGATTGAGAGGACGGTCGCGAACTCCCGCTCGGAGGGGCGCCGTTCTCGCTCATGCCGCCATACCCCGGCCACCAGCCAGTGACATGGCGGCCACAATGAACAGGTCTCGTGCGGCTGGCGGAGTTACGGCGTTGCCAGCCTGTTTGACCTGTTCGCGCTTGTTGCCGGTCATGATGTAGCTCTTGGGGAACGCCATGCCTGCGCTGATTTCGTAGGGTTCGAGCATCCGGAATTCGCAGTCCTCGATGTCGGGGACGGTCCATTCGGTGATGCCGTGGTGCTGCCCGCCGGCGCTGAATGTTCCGAACGGATCGGTGGTGGGTGCGTTGGATGCCGCCAGGTGCTCCGGGGACGTGCCGCGCATGGTGGTGACCATGGCGAACCTATCCGTGGTGCTGATCGTCGGGATGGCTTTGGACACGGGGTGCATCTGGCCGTTGCCGTAGTACTCCATCAGCAGGTGACTGCCGGGTGTCGCGATAAGCGACTGGTGACCCGCCGTCGTGATCGTGCCCATCGGCTCTGTGGCTGGCTTGGACATCTCTGCGCCACTACCGCGGCTCGAGTTGTTCCGCATGATCAGCGGCAGCGCGAGCAGGCCTGTTTCGTTGCGCGTGGTCTGCGTCCGCATGACGTCGCTGGCCAGCTGTGCCACCTTGCCTTCGCGGCCCTCCACCGGCACGAGCAGGGACCGGGTGTAGCTGGTCGTCTGCGTCTGGAATGGCTCGGAGTGGACGGGGCTGATGATCTCGGCACCGCGGACGGCATCGATACTGACTGCCTTGCCGTGGTAGCGCTTGAGACCTGCGGCGATCCTGGCCATGGTCTTGGGCACGAGCGGCTTGGTGCGGTCGCCGATGCGCTGGCCACGGAGCTTCCAGTCGATCGCGGACGCTGCGGGCAGCCACCCGGGTTCGATGATGGAGTTGCGGCACTTCGAGTTCGGGCACCGGTAGACGTACTGGGCTTTGTATCGACCCCACCGGTAGTTCGGGTTCTTCCAGGACTGGACGCAACGCACCGTCTCGTCACAGGCGGTGCAGTGAGCCAGCGGCATGAGCAGGTCGAAGTTCGGCCGGCTGTTTCCCTTGAGCCAGAACATGACGTACATCCGGTCGCGGGACTGCGGCGCGGGGAGTCCGCCGAGCTGGGCGTGCATCGAGTTCATGTAAACGATGTGGTGGTGGTAGCCGAGCGCGTCCATCGCCATCAGCCAGGCGTCGAACATGACCCACTTGGCGGCGTCCACTACGTTCTCGGTGATGATGAGCTTGTACTTGTGCCACTCGGCGAACCGGGGCACGTCCCACATGGTGGCGCGGGAGCGGTCGGCGGCTTCGTCGGCGATGGATTCCCCGAACAGGTCAGCCTGGTTGGTGATCCGCTTCCGGCCCTTGGCCACCGAGTGGTTGGTGCACTCCGGGCTTGCCCAGAGGATGTCTGACGTGGCGATGTAGCGGGGGTCCGTGATCTGGATGTCGGCGCAGACGTGATCTGTCTCGGGGTGGTTGGCGTTGTGTGTCTCGATGGCGCGGGCCCAGTGGTTCATGGCCGTCTTGATGGTTACGCCGGGTACCTCCAGCGCACCGGTGGAGGATCCGCCGGCGCCGCAGAACATGTCCGTTGCGGTCAGTTCGTTGTTGGCCTGCTGCATGAACTGCTGCAGGTCGGTCAGGATGTCTTGGCGCTCAAGCATTGCAGTGCTCATGATGGGTCCTTATCTGCCAAGGGATGCTTGGTCTTCTCGATGATTGGGGGCGGCTGCGTTTCGAGTTCATGAGGGCCCAGCAGATCGAAAATGTCGGTCTGGCCTTCCAAGATCTCGTCCAAAGTCAGCCGCCGGTGTTGTGCCGGTATTCGCGGCTGTTGGCGGGCACAGCTGGGGCTTCAATGACGACGACTTGTAGTGCGCCGCCGGAACCGGGTACGCGCCGGCCGTCGGCAATGCAAGCCCGAGGGGCCCCGACTATGCGGGCTTTGTGCCGGTGGGCGACTGTGGGTAGGTCGCCGATTGCTTGGAGTATCAGTTCCTGGTCGGTCTGTGCGGTGCCAGAGCCGTCGATGATGGGCCAGACGGCCCGGAATGTGTGGGTCGCTGTGGGCGGTGCGGGCCGGGGCTTGGGTTTGGTCATGAAGGCATCCGTACGGGCATGATCAGGTGCTTGGGCGATTTCGGATCGTTGGTCTCAAAGCCTGCCGGGGAGAATAGGAACGGCTTCGGGGCGCTGGTGTAGGAGATCCGCACCTTGTCGCCGGTCAGCTGCTGCAGCGTCTCCACGAGGTAGCGGGGATTGAAGGCGCACTTGATTTCGTCCTCCTTCGCCCCGGCCACAAATTCGCCGACGGCCACTGGGGCGCGGGAAGGGCCGAAGAGTCCGTAGTCGAACGTCACTTCTGCGCCGCCTTCAAACATGCGGACGATGCACGGCGAGAACCGCTCTCCCATCCGCTCGGCTACCTTTGCCGCCTCGAGGAGCGCGGCACGGTCAACCTCGAAGGAAGCCGTTACGTCAGAGGGGAACAGGGACTTGATCTTGGGGTAGTCGCCATCAACGTTCATCGAGGTGAACGTGGCGTGTTCTGTCTTGATGCTGATGCGGTTGTCACTCAGGCCGATCAAGACGTCGGCTCCGGTGAGGAAGCGGTCCAGGGCTTTGATGGCCCGGAGCTTGAACAGGAACGCTGCGCTGCCATCACCTTGGCCATCCACGTGGTCATAGGCCAGCCGGTACCGGTCGGTTGCAAGCAGTTCCATGGCGCCATCGTTGATTTCGACCCGGACGGCTTCGAGGATCGGAAGGGTCTCATCCTTTGAAGCGGCGACGGATACGCGACGCAGCACAGCCCGAAACTCTCCAGCTGGGATCGCAGCGAAGGTGGACGGCGAGATGCTGGGGATCTCCGGGTAGTCGGCGACTGGCATCGCCTCGGCGTGGAGCTCATATCCGCATGCGGATACGGTGATCTTCTTGCCGTCCAGGGCGACCGCGACGGGCGCAGTTTTCGTCTTGCCAGTCGTGGTGCGGATGGCATCGAGCAACCACCGGTAGATGACGAGGAACGGGGCGCCTTCACCTTCAGCCTCGGCCACCGTGGTCACGCATGACGTCTCGTAGTCATATGCGGACAGAACCCCGGACGCGGGGTCGATGTGGACGCTGTATAGGACAGGCACAGCTTTCTTCCCCGCCATCGCCGGGGCGAGCCGGTTGAGGGCTGCGATCCAGTCCTTCGCCGGTGCCGTGATTACTTGCTTGCTGCTCATTGCTGCTCCTTGAATTCGGGAATGGAAAAGGCCCCGGTCGGGGGCCTCTTATCTCTTGTTCTGTCCGCGCTGCCCGCGGGTGATGTTGGCTATGGCGGTGTCGCCTGTGGGGTCGCGGATGGTTCGGCTGGCGCGGTGGTTGGCGTCGTCTTGCGCCTGGGCTGCTTTGTGGTGCTCGCAGGTGTGCCGTGAGAGGCAGATGTCGTGCGGGCCCTTGCAGAGGACGCAGCAAGGATCGTGCGTCATGCGGTGGCCTCCCCGTCGCAAAGAGTGCAGTCGCATTCCTCGTCGCCGCTGTTGTGGAGGAAGTCAACGTTCGCCACGGACCAGCTCGGGTAGCCGTAGACATCCATGTAGACGCTGACGGCGTGGTCGGCGTTGATGTAGTCAGCCCTGATCTGGTGGCCGCGGCCGGGCCGGACTTCTTCCTCGTAGTGGATGTTGAAGTCTTCGACGCGCATGTCCACGCCGAAGTGCTCGACGGCGTCTCGCACCACCCGTTCGAGCGCGGCGCTCTGCTTGGCTGTCAAGGCGGTCATGCGGCGTCTGCCCGGTGGGTGATGTGTTCGCGGACTTTGGCGGGCTGGAACCCGGACCAGATTTCGTCGCCTTCGATGGCGGAGGCGATGACGACGGGCATCTCGCGGCGGTTCAGCGTTTCGGTGACGTAGGTGTAGGCGGCGGCGTCTTCTTCGACGTTGACGGCGGTGTAGTTCACGTGCTCGCGATCGAGGAGCTTCTTGGTCATGTCGCACCAGCGGCAGTCGTTCTTGGTGTAGACGACGACGGCGACGCCGTCGCGTGCCTGGATAGCTTGGGTGAGGTCGGTAGTCATGGGTTCCTTCGGGTGTGCGCGGCGCCCGGCCTTGGGGGAGTGGCCGGGCGCCGCAGGGCATGAAAAAAGCCCCGGAGTGCGGGGCTTGGGATTAGTGCTGGACTGCTATTTGAGTTGCCTACCGACCAGTGGACGGCTGATCAGGAATCGGAAGGCGAAGACGGGCAGGACAAGCTGCCAGTAGGTGAGCCCGAGCTCGGGGAACCACGCCGCGACGAACCAGAACAGCACCAGAGTGATGAGCGCGAGGCTCAGGAACGCGCCGATGGTCCGGGCGAACCAATCTTCGGGTGACCATTTCGTGCGGACGATTTCGGCTCGGATGTAGGACTCTGACATTTGGTCTCCTTAGTGATGGTGGGTAGTGGTGCGGGGTTGGGCTACGGGCCCCATCCGCCTTGGCTGGGCTCGTTGCCCCAGCCGCCTGTGAATGGCTGTGTATTCTGTGAATTCTGTGTATTTCCCCAGCCGCCGTCGGTGGTTGTCGCCGCGGGGACGTCGTTGGAATACGCCTGGTGCCAGCGGAAGTCTTTGCCGATCGCTTCAACCCTGAGCTGATCCGAGCGGCGCTTCTTGCCGTCCTCGGCTTCCCAGACTTGTGTTTCGATCTCGCCGTAGAGGATGACGTTGTCGCCCTTCTTGAGGTGGTTGGCGACGTTCTCGGCCAGCAGCATCCTGCCGGCGTTCCATGCCCGGCAGTCCCAGAACTTGCCTGGCTTGTTCTCCCACTCGTTCGTCTGCTTGTTGAACTTGCGGGGGTTGCTCACGACCGTGAACTTGGTGACTGCGGATCCGGACGGGTTGAACTTGCACTCCGGATCGTCGTGGACCTTGCCGATGATTGTCACGAACGTCTCGCCGCTCATTAGAAGTGAGCTCCTCTCGGGAGCGTGCCATGTGTAGCCTCAAGTGCGGCACGCACAGCCGCAGCTGCCTTGGTAGCGGCACGCTCCGCTTCGGCTCCCTCGAAGGCTGGGTTACCGCCGGACCAGGCCCTTTCGTGCTGGACGACCGTTCCGTCTGTGAGTTCTACGTGGACTGTCACTTTTCCGGCCATTAGGCGGCTCTCACTTTCCTGTTTTCTGTCTTCCTTGCGCGATAGCGCTTGGCTGTCTCGTTCTGGCATTGTTTGCAACGCCGGGCGATTGAGCCCGTGGCCAGTTCGAATCGACTTGTGTTCTCGGGCGTGAATTCATGGCCGCGTTTGCAATGCGTTTTGCGGGACATGTTGTGCGTGCCGTGGCGGACGGCGTCCAAGGAGTTCTCGGAGGATGTCCCGTGCTCAAGGTTCGCGGGTGTGTTATTGCTTCGTTTCCCGTCCTTGTGCCTGACCTCTGTGCCCAGTGGTGCAGGTCCAAGGAAGGCAGCGGCCACAAGCTGATGCACTCTTGGCCGCACCATGCGTCGGCCATTCCACAGGGACGTTCGCACGTAGCCGCGCTCCTCGTGTGCTGCCAGGACACGCCACGGGCCGCGTCGCTCGCTTCGGACGCGGCCCGTATTGCTTACTTCGTACCCGTCAAAGCCCGGGATAGGACGCCAGTCTTCAGCCGCCGACAACGGACCCATCCTCGATGACAATGCCGCGGCCGTCGCCGTCGCCAACCATCTCGATCCAAACCTGAAAATCGTGTTCCTTGGCGACAGCCTCCACGAGTGCGAGGTTGTCGGTGTCGAGGAGGGATCCGTCGGCGATGCGGATGACGCGCATCTTGGGGTTGAGAGCGATGGCCATGGCGAGGGAGACGCGGAGCTGTTCGGCGCCGGACGCCTGCTTGAACGGGACGCCCTGGTAGGTGACGCCGGTTTCATCGAATCCGAGGCCTTCGATCGGGAAGGTCGCGGCTTCGAGTCCCGCGGCCTTCTGCATGTCGATTTCTTCGATGGCGTCCGTGAGGGCAGATGCATCCTGCTGGGCGATGGTCAGGTCAGCACGAACGCGCTCGCCGGCCTTGTGGTGGCGGACGGCCTCGTTGATCGTCTCGGCGCCGTCGATCTGGGCCTGAATGCCGTCGAGGTCCACCTTGGCGGGCGCCGCGTCGGCCCGCTTCGTGGCGAGCTCCAGTTCGCGCTCGGCCTCGGCGAGTTCACGCTTGACTCGTTCGACCTTCTCCGCCCAACCGTTGCGAGCGGTGAGCGCGACGTCGATGTTGTGGTTGAGCGTCTGGCCTTCGCGGTAGGCAGTGACGAGCGCGGAGACGCTGACCTCTTCGTCGGGCAGGTCGGCCGGCTGGGAGACGTAGTCGGCGGCGCGGGCGGTCAGTTCCTTGACCTTGCGGTTCGCGTCGGTGCGGCGCTCGAAGATTTCCTTGCGTTCGGCGACCAGCTTGTCGTGGTCGAATGGCAGGTCCACGAGATCTAGGAGAGTGGCCAGCTGGTCGCGGTCGGACAGCTGCGTGAACGCGAGCGGGTCCAGGGAGAGCTTGCCGAGCAGATCGTCCAGCTTCGCCTGGCCCTTGGGGTACACGGCGCCGTCGATCGACTTGACCGTGAGAGTGGATCCGGAAGCGGTGAACTTGCGGGTGACGATGAGCTCTTCCGTCTCCAGCACGATCTCTGCCTTGTCCTCGCCGTCGCGGATTGGCTTCGGGGTGGTCTTCGCGTTCACCCCGCCGAGTGCTGCGGTGATGCTGTCGAGGAGGGACGTCTTGCCCTGCCCGTTCTTGCCGGCGACAATGACGAGGTTTCCGTCCGGGTCGGGGATGATCTCGGCAGCCTTCAGCACTTTGTAGTTGGTCGTGGCGAGTCGGATGATCTTGGTCATGTTCAGAGTTCCTATGCGTTGGAGCGAATGTAGGTGAGGGTTTCGGCGTCGGCGGCGGCTTGCTCGGCTTCGGCGTAGATGCGCTGCAGTTCTGGCACGTTCCCCTTGGCGGCGTCGGCCTGTTCGCGCCACGCTGACTGAGTGGATGGCTGGGTGTGCGCCGGTTTGGCGTCGGGGAGTGGCTGGACGGTGAATACTTCGCTCTTCCCACGCTTGACGAGGAGTGGGACGCGGAGGGGCTTCTCGATGCCGGTCATGTGGCTGATGCGTGAGCCGCCGATCGCCTCGCCGCCGAACTGGACAGTCGGGTCGCAGTAAAGCGTCAGACGATGGCCGGCGTACTTGGTGGCGTCCGGGCCCCACGCGGCGACGATGACCCGCCGCATGGACTTCCCGGGCCGCCACACCCGGGGGAATTCGGCCAGATGGAAGTTGAACGGCTGTTCCGGGTTGTTCTTACTGACCCTTTCAATCGTGAAGGTGCGCGGCCCGGAGAGGAGGTCTACGGCGTCGAGCTGGTCACTCTTCGGCGCGATACTCTCTGTCATGTCCATGGTCAGAACCTCATTTCTTCGTAGTGGTCGATGCGTTTGGTTGCTGGCCGGCCGTCTACGGCGGCGAGGTAGGTGTCGATCATTTCCGTTGCGTTCTCCTCGAAGGCGGCGACTGCGGCGTTGATCGCGTTGAACCATCCGGTGTCGGGCAGGACGCGCTTCACGTAGAGCGGCATCCCACCGCAGTAGGAGACGTAGTCGCACCAGTCGCGGCCGGAGACGAGTAGGCCGCACTGAATCTGCGCCATGTTTGCGAGTGGCACTTCATCGTCCAGGATGGTTGCGAGGTGGATTTTCTGCAGGCGGGACTTGATTTCGATCAGGCCGTCTTCGCCCACCAAACCGTCTGGTGAGTAGCCGATCTTGTGGCCGGTGTCGTCGCGGATCATGAAGCCCGTTTCGGTCACTGGCGCGTAGTGCTCGTCGTAGATTTCGCGGGCGTAGGGCTCATCGAGGGTGCCGCGTTCCATGTCAGCGGAGGTCCTGAATGGTTCGGTGTAGCCGGTGATGCGTTCGGCCGCGAGGGACGCCGTCAGGCCGCGGGACGTGTCGTTACTCGCGGGCTTGACTGTCTTGGGCGTGATGAGTAGCCCGACTACGGAGGCGGTGATGATGCCGCGTCGGAGTGCGTGCCATTCGTCCGTGCCTTGCTCGATGTCGTTGAAAATCTGCAGGTTCATTTGTTGCTCCCATGAAGAAGGCGCCCATTCAGGCGCCGTGGTAGGTGATTATCGGTAATCAGTCGTTTTCGGTTTTCGAGTCAGAACCCTGAATAGGGGCCGGGTTGTTTAGGGTTCGGGGTCGATCCCTAAATTGGGCTCTCCGTGCTGCGGGCATTCGGGGTTGGTGGGCTTCGGGTATCGCGGGTTGTATCGCCAGGGCGGGCAGGTGCAGCCGGGGTAGGTGTTGGTTCGGCGGTGCCAGAATGATTCGGCCCCGGTGCCGACGACTAGAGGCCGCATCGTTGGCAGTCCTCCGTGTGGCATCCCTCGGCGATGCATTTGCGCCGGCGGCGGGTGAGGATGGCTTGGGCGAGCGCTTCGGCTTCCGCATGAAGATCAGCGGTCATCGTGTCCGCCGGTCGAAGATCTGCTCGCATTCCCGGTCGAAGGCCTTACCTACCCCGAAGGCGCAGATCTTCCATCCGGCCATTTCCATGCCTTCGAGGTCGTCAACCTGCGCCGCCGTGATTCGGCCGCGTTCGAACATGTGGCGGGCGGCGAGGATGCCGAACCGGATCCGCTGGGCTTGGTACGCGTTCACCGCTTGGCCTCGTTCAGTGCGTCAGCGAGTTCTTGGGCGGTGTCGGCATCCGGGAATCCGTAGCCGCGGGGATCCTGGGACAGCTCGGCGAGGGAGGCACCGTCCGGCGATTTCAGGACGGTGGGCGATCCCACCGAGTCATCGTCGAAGTACCTGCTGGTCCCGTGGTACCAGACCAGGAGCTTGCCGCCGCGGCGGGCGACCTCGTGGACCACGGTCTCCTCCACCTCCCAGCGCTGCGTCTGCACGAAGCACTCGCAGGCCTCGAAGCCCACATTGCCGCGGGGCGTGGTGTAGCGCAGCTTCCGGTTCTCGTCGCACTTGACGCACTTGGGCTGGGTATCCCAGACGATGTGCACCCGGTAGCGCGGCTCCCGGAACAGCTCCAGCAGCTTGGCCAGCCCCTCTTTCTCCACGGTGCGCCGGGCCATTTGCTCGGCCTGGCTGAGCTTGCGCTCGTAGTCCCGTTGCGCGGCCTCCGCCGCCCGCTCCAGCTTGTTCAGGTTTGCCAGCTTCCCGGTCATCTCACGGTTGGCGGTGCGGAGGGTTTCGAGTTCGTCTTGAGTTTCCTGCTTGACCACTGCCCGCAGTGCTGCCTTGAAACTTTCCACTTCCTCGTCGAATGGGCTGGTGTTGCCGTAGTAGTCGTCGTAGTCGCTCACTTGTGGTCCTCGCGTTCGTAGGTGTCGGCGCGTTCCTGGTCGGGGCCGATCCGGTCGGCTTCCTGCGCCCGGGCCTGAGCAGCGCGGAGGCTCTCGTAGTCGGGGTGGACGCTGCGGCTCATGGGGTCGGCTCCAGTGCGTTCAGGGCCGCCATGCCGGATACCTGATGGCAGGACAGTCCGAAGGCGGCCAAGCAGCAGTGACCGGAATGGACCCGGGCCGGTTCTGTCCAGCAGCGGCATGGCGCCCCGTCGCCACCGGCCATGCTGATGAGGTGCTCGCTGTAATCGCCCACGGTTAGTCCTCCTCGATGTAGATGGTTCCGATGGCGTACCGTTCCCGGCGGCCGATCTTGTTGGTTTCTGCCTGTAGAGCCGCTGCCTTCTCAGCTGCTTCGTCCGCGTCATCGAACAGGTATGGCGCCTCGACGGCGATGCTCGGCAGGCCGGATGCCTGGTTGTACTCGATGACCACGTAACCGATCGTGTCGCTCATGGCTGCACCTCGTTCCTGTTGATAGGTAGACTCGATCCGAGTTCGAGAGAGCCACGCGCTGCGGGCCGGGCTCTTTGGGTTTTCAAAACGGGCGGTCAAGTGAAGTTCTTGGCGGAGTGAACTGGGGCCGCCCCAATTTGCCTGCGAGATCGTCTCGGCAGGACAACTAGGGGGATGAATGTCGATTGGCCTCAAGACCTGGCGACCCATGTGGCCGCCGGCGCCTCACACGTGGGGCAACCACGACGGTCTGACAATCAGGTGGCCGGTGACATTCAAGACGAGGGAGTCCCTCGAAGGCTTCGTGGAAGCACTGGAGAAGGTTGCCCCTGGAGGGGTGACCATTGAATTCCTGTCGTCCCAGGGCTTCATCCGTGACAGCCGCGATATGGACGTGGTCCACAGTGTCGCGGAGCTGTTTGAGCACACGGAGCGACCGCTTTACGGCATCGAGTTCGTGACCGGGCTTGGCCGGATCAGCATCAACAACAAGGATGAGGTCTGCACAGTCTCCCCGGCCCCTAACCCCGAGGTCGGGACCTCTGCGGGTAACGGCAGGGTACTCGCCGAAATACTCTCCCGGTACGCGACTGCGAAATGGGCTATCCCCAGGCTCCGTCTGGTGAAGGTGGTAACCAAGGTCCCAGCGGCCGAGGCGCGTAATAGGACCTGGGAGATCACGGTCGGCAGCGTCAGCGTGTTTTTGGGTGGGCTCGCTGGTGTTCTCGGCGGCGTGCTGACGAAGTAGCGAAAGAGCAGCATTCATGCCTTCACCCGGAACTGGAGGTGCCGACCGGGGACCAGCTGCTCACCGAAGAGGCAGACGAGGCGTCGGAGGAACGTCCACCGAGCCGCCCTCACTCGGAGACCTCGGGAGACAGGACCGGGCAAAGCTTGTATTCGTTTCCCCAGTAGCACTCGGAATCAGGTTCGCGAGTGAAGTCCTGATACGGGCCGCAGAGTGAGTCGATGCAGGCCTGCTCAGACTCGTACATCTTGTCGTCCCAGTCGAGTGAGTCATTGCTCTTCCCGACGACGAGGTAGCCAATGATGTCGGACTTTCGGTAGCCGGCGGCGAGGACTGCATCCGCGATCTCCGCGACGAGGTCCGACTCTTCGTTGGCCGGGGTGAAGTCGTCCTGGCTCATGGTGCCGTAGCTCCACGCTTCCCAGACGCGGTTGCAGGCGTAGATGTCACTGGGGATCTCACCGGCCAGCAGCTCGGCGAGTTCGTCTCGGGCGCTCATGCGGCGGCCAGCTTCTCGCGGAGGGGCTGCATCGTGTCCGCCTGGTAAGCCTCGAACGCCTGCGCGTAGGCGGCGTGGTTCGGGTAGTCCCGTGGCGCTGGGGCTTGGAGGGCGGCGGAAAACAGTTCGTTCCGGACGGCCTGCCGCGTAGGGGAATGTGGTTCAGTACTCATGCGGTCCTTCTTTCGTAGTCGGCGGCGATGGCGGCTGCGTGGTCGGCGAGGATGCGCAGGTCTTCGGCGATGGGGCTGTCAGGGTCGGCTTCGAGGCGTGCGGTCAGCACGTCGCGGCAACGGTTAGCGGCCTTCACGACTGAGGCGGCTGATGCGAGGTCGATGGCCGGCGCGCTCATGGCTTGGGCCCCTCGCCTAGGCGGGCTGCGATCTCCCGGGCCTGATCTAGGACAGCATCGCCGCCACGGTTCGCGAGGAGAAGAATTGCAAGGGTGGTCGTCCGCTGCTCGAATGCGAGGGCGAGGGTTGCCATCATCTCCAGCGAGTTGCGGGGGTCGAGGTATCCCTCCAGGTGCGCAGCATGTGGGTTGCCGGGAAGTGCGCTCATTCTCCGTACCTTCTCTCGAGTCGGTGTTCTTCCCACTGGCCCTCGGCGTAGGCGTCTGCCTGGTCCTGCGCGATCGCGGCCAAGCACTCCATGCACTCGTCGCAGTCGCCGTCCTCGCACTGCTCCACATCCTCCGGCGGGAGCATGTTCTCGAACGCGCGCTGCGCCGACTCGAAACCCGGGATCTGGCTCATGACCAATCGCCCCGTTCCCATGCCGTGGCCAGTGACTCGTCGTCAAGGTGTTCGAGCTCGGCCATGGTCCGGTCGTACTGGATCGCCCGGGGGATCAGGACAATCGCGCCAACAATCGTGAAGGCGAGGACGAGGACAAAGATTCCGTTCATGCTGCGTGCTCCTGACTGACTTTGCGCGTCCAGGTCTTCAGTGACCCGTTCTTGCGCGACTTGGACTTGGATACGGTGCTGTTGACCGATTCGATGTAGCCGAGGTTGCGGGCCGCGGCGAAGGCCATGCCCGGGGCATTCTGATGCGGCGCCGGCCTCATCTCGCGGCGAAGATCATCCGCGGTGAACTCTTCGTGCTGGAGGGATAGGCCGAGGATCGTTGCGACCGCGTCCTCGTGCCAGGCTTCGTGGGAGTCTTCGAGGATCGCGGCCTTCATGCGGACATCACCGCAAACTGCGTCCGGAGCGTGTGGGCGTCCGGGCTCTCCGCTGCGGCTTCCTGCATCATCTGGTCAAAGATCGGGGTGTCGCTCATGCTGTCCTCTTCCTTGCTGCGTAGACGGCGATGTCCCGTTTGATCCGCATCTCGCGGGCCATCTCCATGGCGGTGGTGATCTCGTCCGGCGCCAGGGCGATGTTGCCCCGGAGCGTCTTCGGGTGCGGCTTCCCGCGGGGGATTGGCTGGGTGGCCAGGTTCCGTCGGGTGGCACGGTGCGTCGGGTCGCTCATGCGGCCACCGCCAGCCGGCGGGCCGCGGCGGCCTCGTTGATCTCCTGCATGACGTTCTTGACAGCCGTCTCGCCGGTGACGTCCGAGTGCTGGAGGACGTAAGCCTCGGCGTCCTCTTGAAGCCATCCATCGCAGCGGAGCTCCATGCGGCGGGCCGCCTTCTTCATCTGCGAGAACGTGAGGCCCAAGCTCTCGGTGTTGTTCTTCTGCATCACAGTGGGAAGTAATTTGGGCACGACAAATGGCCCCTTTCTCCGGCAGAGAAACACCGGGTGAGGTTAGTGCAAGGTGGGGGAGTGCCCTGAGACGGGCGAAGGTGGCGCCGGTTAGGCGAAGGGGTCTTGCTCGTGCTCGAAGGGGATCGGCGCGTTGCGTTCTCGGACCCAGTCAACGAGCTTGGCGATGTCGTCCTGGTGGAGCATGATGCGGTTCTTGCCGAGTCGGGTGCAGTGCCCGGATTCCCGGCAGTACCGGCGCAGCTCGGTCTTGGACATGCCAAGCTCCGGGGCCACGTCCTCCGGGGTGCGGAAAATCTGGGCGGTCATTACGCTGCGCTCCGGACGGCCATGTCGTCGGGAAGGAGTGTTGATGCGGGCGTGTTGAGTGCTCCAGCGATGCGGCAGAGTTCCTGGATACTGAAGCTGCGGCGGTCGTCTCGTGTCTGGTGGAGGCTGCGGCGGAGGGTTGAGTAGCTGATGTCGGTTTCGGCGGAGAGGGCCTTGAGGTTTACGCCCTTGACGATCATGGCGTGCATGATGCGGTCTGCAATCTCTACGTCTGCGGAGTTGTCCGCTTGGGCTGGTTCCTTGTTCATGTAAGTAACGTACTTGTTCAATCGGACAAGCGCAACCGCGACACGCCCGGAACCCAAGTAGTTGAAAATTGGTAATCGAGTACTACGAAAACTTGTTAAGTATCCAAACGGGTAATAGTGTTATCCATATGAACACGTACGGCGAACGACTCGAAGTGGCACTGTCAACTCAGATCAAAGTTGAGCTGGTTGAGCACGACATGGACCAAAAGGACCTGGCAGCAGCCATTGGCATCGAAAGCGCCACCCTCAGCCGCTACCTCAAGGGCCACCGCAACATGCCGATGCCTACATTCTTCAAGGTAGCCGAAGCTCTCGGTGTTACTCCCCGCGTCCTGATGGAACGCGCAGAAGCTCGCATCCAGCAATAAGCGTCGACGGCAGGACGCCGGCCGCAGCTGCAGCGTCACCCAGCTCTCGTACAGTGCTGGCCGTCGTGGCGCTTTCGGATCGAGCTTCTCGTGTCATGCAGTTTCCCCCGCTGTTCGAATATATGTTCTAACAGAAGACCATACTCTTACCGTCAGACAGCCGCATCCGCGGCGGGTAACGGTTCGTTCACAGCTTCCGATTGGAGGCTAAATCTACCCCATATGGGGTAGATGATTAAATTAGCCTTGCCTCGGATCCGATGCCCGGCGTACCGTGACGTTTGAACAATCTGTTCCATATGAAGTGATGCAGCGCATATGGGGCAGTTTGCCCAGCTCAGCGCGTTTTCGGCCCATATGGACGGATACGATCATGTCTATGCCCTCAGGTAAGCAGCCGGAATCCGGCAAATTCGCGCGCGCCGTCACGGACGAGATACTCATGTCCATGGCGCGCAAGCGGATCAGCGGCGCCCAGCTGGCATCGGAGACGTCGCGCTCGCAGAGCTATATCTCGAAGCGCCTCCGCAACGAGGTAGCGTTCACGGTCAACGACATCGAGGAGATATGCGACGCCCTGGGCGAGGATCTGCTGGATCTCGTGGCCGCCGCAGTCCGCGCCGCCGGCCTTACCAGAAACTATCGCCGACGCTAGAGCCATAAACGAAGAATGAGCCCCATCCTCAGCGCGAGGATGGGGCTTTTTTGGGGTCGAAAGTTGTTGGCCTCGCCAACACAGGTCGGAACAGGTGGGATGCAGGACAGGGAAGAACCGCGAGAATCCGCGGAATACAGATCAAACTAGTGTGCCGAAAAGTGGCTAAACGGGTTTTCAATTCCCCCCATCTCCACATAAGATAGGCCCTAGATCCCAGTGATCTAGGGCTTTTCTTTTTGCTTGTTGGCGAGGAGCCCGTTTTTGTTGG